TTAGGCAACGGTTTGCAAAACCGTCATACGTCGGTTCGAATCCGATCCGCGCCTCTGAAGAATCTCGCGAGCTTGCGTCACTTCTCGCGACGACGTCGCCGATCCTGTTCCGATCCTATCGGGCGCGCCGAACATCTCGTTCGCGGCGCGCTCGGCGAGCGTGCCGACGGAGCGCGCGTAACGCTCGGTGACCTTCACGCTCGAGTGACCGAGGAGATCTTTGACCTCCTCGTAGCTCCACCGGCGACCGAACGCGCCCGTCAGGAGCAGCGTTGCGCACGTGTGGCGAAGGTCATGAAAGCGAAGGCGCCGCTTGATGCCGGCGGCCTTGCGCCACGAGGCCCACAACTCCGGCTCCACCACGCGGCCCTTTTGTCGGTACCACCTCGAAAAGCTCGGGAGCACGATGCCGTGCTTTGAGGTGATGTCGTCGTCATCGATCTGCGCGTCGTAGCTGACCTTCGCCTTGCGTAACGCATCGAGCGCGACGCCGCCGACGCGGACGCTCCGCACCTTGCCGTTCTTCGTCGGCTCCTCCGGCGAGCCGTAGCGCACGACGACGTGCGGCGCGTCGACGTCGAGGCGCACGTCTTCCCATCGCAGCGACCGGAGCTCGCCGGAGCGCATGCCGGTCGTGATGGCGAGTGTCACCGCGAGGTCGGTCGACGACGCGAGTGCGAGCGCGAGCGCCTCGGTCGGCGTGAGGTAGGTCGACGTGTCGGCCGTCTCGCCGCGGTGCTTCACCTTGATCGCGGTGCACGGATTCTCGTCGAGGAGTTCGTCGTCGACGCCGCCGGCGAACACCGCGCGGAGCATGTTGAGCGCGTTCCTCCGCGTCTGCGTCGCGAGCCCCTTCGCCGCGAGGCCGGCAAGCCAGTCGCGCACGTCGCCGCGGGTGATGGTTCGCGCCGGCAGGTCGACGAGGTCCCACGTCTCGACGTACGCGCGCCAGCGGTTTCGGTCGGTGGACGCGGAGCGATAGCCTTCCTTCTCGCGCCGGTCGAGAACGCGTGCGCCGAGCCGACGGAGCGTCAGCCCTCCCCGCACCGCACCGGCGTCGCGGAGCTCGGCGAGGATGCCGTCGAGCGCGGCCTCCGCTTCGGCGTACGTCGCGAACGGCGAGCCGTCGATGTCCTCGCGGCGCCCGGTCGTAAACGCGAAGAGCGCGCGGAACGTGCCTTCCGGCGTGCGCAGGATCGAGCCGGAGCCTTTCGGGCGGCGCTTCATTTGCTCACGGTTTCTTGCGTGCGTACTCGTCGGCGATCTCGACGCCCTTCGCGTACGCGTTCACGAGCGCGGGCACGACGTAGACCTCTCGGATGAACAAGGTCATCCTCTCTCGTGCCTCGGGACTGAGGTGCTCGCTTAGCTTCTGCATCAGAGAGTCGGCGATGCGGCGGATCTCTTCGCTTCCGCGATGGTCAGGCGTGTCGCTCATGTTCGTGATCCTACTCGTGTGAGCCGCGGGCTCTCTATCCGTGGGTCTACGGAATCGCGGCGATCCGGCCGTTCGGGTCCGCCTGAAGAACTGCCGCGTAGAGAGCGCGCACGGCAAGCGTGTCCACAAGGTTCTGCGAAGCCGCGGGCCAAGCCTCTCGGGCAAGGCGCCGAGCTTCCGCGATGACGTGTTCTCGAATGCGTGCATGGGTTTCTTCGGAGAGGGACATGTCCTCGATTCCTTTCGTGTGAGCCGCGGAGGTTTCATCCGTCGGTTTCGTCGCGGCCGAAAGCGAGCGCCTTTGCGATGATCGCCTTGACCTCGTCGGCGCGCGGGTCCCACGGTCCGCGGTCGATGTGACGCTCGGCTTCGTAGAGCGCCTTGCGAAGCTCGAAGCACGTTGCGCGCGCTTCGTCGCGTTGCGCTGTCAGCTTCGCGATCTGCCGCTCGCTCTCGGCGCTCGCCTTCTTGGCCGCAATGGCGCGCGTGATCTCCTCGTTCGAGTCTCTGTCGTCGTAGTCCAAGATCTTGCTCCTTAGCGGTGGTCCTGCGGTCGGTGGCCGGGCTTGCCGCACCACCCGCACGGGTACAGCTCCGGCGTGCTGAACGAGATCACTACGGCCGCGCGTACGTACATCAACTCGCCGCACGCAACGCAGTAGGCGTCGGCATGATCACCGTTGACGTAGCGCCCCTTCTTCACGCGAACCGACGCGGGCGCCGCGCAGCGAGGACACGAGAGGCCCGTATCGAGCGACGCGAACGGCTCGGGGTGGTGGTTCCACCGAGGAAAGCGCGCTCGCAAACGGTACTTCATGATCCTGCTCCTCTAACCGGCCGATTCGTTATCTAGGGTCTACCGTTTGTGTATGGTGGCCTTCCCTCGGTGCCACGCCGTCTCGATGAAGAATCGCATCTTCTCCTCGAAGAGCTCCGGCGCGACGAACGGCAGCTTGCCGAGCGCCGACTTCGTGATCTGGTCGATGCCTTCGCGGTCCTCGTCCGTCTCGGACATCGGCTCGTGTGCGCGAATCGGCACGACCTCCGCGCCGCCGCGAAGCAGCCGCTGAGCATCGGCGACCGCGTCGAGGAACTCGTGATGCGACTTCGTCGTGAGTCGCTCGCCCGCCTCGTTCCACACGTCGATCTGCCAAGACCCGTCGGTGCAGTCGATACCGACCTTCGCGCTCTGGCACCAACCCAGTCCGCGCATGATGCGCTCCGCGTAGGTACTCATTCGCTTGCTCCATTCTGAGTTGTGCACCGGCGCTCGCGCAGTCGACGCTCCGCCCTCCGCTTACGCTTCGCCTCCGCCGCAGCGAGTCGCTCGCGATCGGCGTCGGTGAGCGGTTCGTCTGCTCGCGGCGCGCGACGGCGGGGCATCGGCAGAGACATGCCGAGCGCCGTCGCCATGGCGACGAGCGTTGCGGCGCGACCGTTCACGGCGCGCACTCTCCGCTTTTCGCTGGCGCGGCGTCGTCAACGATCTCGTCACCGTTCTCGTCGTACTTCGGCATTCGGCGGCCGTAGACCTGCACGTAGAGGCCCTCGTCGCTGCCGAGAGCTTCGTCGCAACGGAAGTCGTTCTTTCCGTTGAACTCGCCCTTGCAACCGAAGCAACCGCCTTCGTCGAACGAGACGAGCGCGAACACGAGCGACGGCCACATCTCCGCGAGCTTCTTGAACACCGGAGTCGGGAATGACCACGCGCTCTCGAACTTGAATACGTACCGCCCGTCGCTTCGTTCGCGCTCCTCGAAGTCGTACGTGCCCCACTTCGTGCCCCAGTTCGCGACCGACCAGTCGTACCAATCCGCGTAGCCCGTCTCCTTCAGCGCCTGACGCTTCTGGTCCGTGTCGATGCGGCCGTTGGCGTTCGTCCCCTCCAGGATCGCCGGTCGTGGAATGACCGAATCGCACGTGAACGCTGGCCCGCTGTCGGGCTTCCGGCTCTTGACGCGCTCCGGGTATCCGGGCGCGACGTGCTTCTCGTAGAAAGCAGCGATGTCGGCGGCAGGGCCGGTGACGGTGCACACGCTCGTAACGTGATTCGGCATTATTCGGTATCCTTCGTGTCTTGAGCTTCATTCGGCTTCGCGAGCGCCGGATACGCAGCCAGGTCCGCGCCTTCCAGCGACCGGAACTCCACCGGCTGGTTCGCGGCGAGCGCGCGAGCGATCCCTTGCTCCATGCCGCGCGAGATTCCGCGGTCGACATAGACCGCGACGAGGTCGGCTTTCGCGCCCCAAGCGAAGCCCGCGTTGATGCCTGCCATTCGTTCGCCCGGCACCGTGTCGTCGAGGACGTCGGGCTGCGTGTAGAGCAGATGCGACGCGTACGGCGACTCGCCACGCTGCAGACAATCCTTCATCGCACGTCGCGCGTAGTCCACGTTCGCGGCCACGTCGCCGGCATACGGGCTCTCGACGACCACCAGCTTCATTGCAACCATCGCTCCTCCCGGGTTCACGTCGCGTATCCCCTTCGCTTCAGCATCCGACTCGCGCGCGCGCGGTCGATGTCCGTGGCCTTCCCGAGCGGCGCAGGGAACGACCGCGCGCGAGGCGTTCGCTTCGCCGGCCGCTCCTCGCGCTCCGCCGGCGCGTCGTCCGCTAGCTCCTCGGCGAGCTCCTCGTGAAGCCGCGCGAGCTCGCGGTGGATCTCGGCGATGCGCGCGCGGTTCACCGGCAGCCTCGCATCGGGCAGTGGTCGTCGCAGATCGACGTCGACCGGCAGACCGGGCAGCGGAACCGCCGCCCGACGTCGTAGATCATGACGACGAAGAAGACCGCGATCAGCGCTACTTCGATCACGCTCCACCTCCAGAGTCGACGAAACGCCGCGGCGTCCAATGGATGACGCCCGCATCGCAGCACCAGCAAACCCAGTCGCCGTCGGTGAACGCGACGACACCGCGAACGCCGTCGACCTCGATCGCGCCCGCGACCGGAGGTCGCTCGACGATGGCGGGCGCGGGCTTCGCCGCGCCGCCGTACTTCGCAAAGAACTTCGCGAGCGTCATCCGACCCTCTCGACGCGGAAAGAGAACGCGTTCGCGTCTTCCTCGAACAGGCGGCGCTCCCACCGCTTCAGCACATCGTTCCAGCGGAATCCGCTCGCCTTCGCGAGCTCCCGCTGCTCGTAGCTGACGCACGCGCGGAACAGGCCCTTCGGCCGCGCCGCCTGGCGGAGCATGTCCTCGACGTCGTGTCCCAGCTCGTGGCAGCGCTCGAGCATCCGCTCGACGAGCTCGCAGTCGGTGAGCGCGCGATGCGCTCGCGCGACGCCGAGCCCGTGATCGAGGCAGAGCTCGACGAGCTTCCGCTTCGTCGACAGCGGCCACGCGATGTCATCCATCGAGCAGATCCACGGCCGCCCCTGGTCCCAGGCGGGCGGCGTGAACTTCCGATCGAACTCGCACCCATGCGCGACGATCGCGTCGGAGCGCGCGACCCAAGGCCGAAGCCGCTCCCAGACGGCGGCCTCGTCGGCGCCGTCCGCGAGCGCGGCTTCGGGGATGCCGTTGACGTGCTTCGCAGGGTTCGTCGCGCCGTCGACGAGCGACGAGTACGCCGCGATCCGCGTAGCGTGCTGCACCGACCAGAGCACGACGCCGACCTCGACGACGCGTGCGTCGCGTTCGGTTCCCGTCGCTTCGGTGTCGAGAATCAGCACGCTACGCATGGCGGACCTCAGAGAGCGATCTTCCCGCCCGCGCGCGCGGCTTCGCCGTTACCGGCGGGCCGCGCCCCTGCGGGAACACCGCTCTGCTTCTCGAGCTTCGCGAGGCGGGCCATGAAGCCGCGCCGCTGCTGGTCGCTCATCGGCGTCTTGAGCACGACGCGGCCGCCGCCGGTCACGATCTCGACCTTCAGCTTGTCCTCGCCCTGGTAGTTCTCGTACTTGATCGAGACGTCGACCTCGTTCTTCGAGATGCCGGGGAACGACGGATCGTCGCCGCCCTCCCAGCCGAGCGCACGCAGGCGCTCGAGCGAGTACGGCGCCGCGTTGTCGCTGAAGTACAGGAACGTCGTCACCGCGCGACCGAGCGCGGGGATCTCGATGTCGAGCGCGACCTGCTCCGTGCCGTTCGAGGTGACGCCTTGCTGCGCCGAACCTTCGATGCCGCGACCCTTGTAAACGCCTTCTTCGATACGATTGCTCATTGATTCATCCTTCCTTTCCAACACTCTTCGCTTGCGCGGCGAGCTTCTCGGCGACGGCTTCCGCCACCGCGGCGACGTCCACGTTCGGGTCCGCGAGCATCGCGCGCACCTTGCGCTCGACCTCGGCGTCACCCAGCTCGCGGAGCCCCTCGTCGATCTGCACGTGCAGCGACGCGATCTGCTTCTGACCCTGCGTCTTCGCTTCGATGAACGCCTGCCACGACAGCGGCAGCTCGGCGGGAAGACGCCAGCGGTTTCCCGCGTCGTACGCGGGGTGAAGCTCCGTGTAGAGCATCCGCGTCGACGAGCCGTACGCCTTGATCTTCTTCGTCGTCGGGTCGACCTTCCCGAACGTGTCGGGGCGCGCGAACAAGATCGCGTCGACCCACTGCTTGAAGAGCCCCGCCGCCTCGCGGTTCATCGCGAGCTCGTAGCGCTCGTATCCGGGGCCCTCGGGGTCCTCGAACTTCTTCACGTGCGAGTGCGCGCACAAGATGACGTTCAGCCCGGCGTGCCACGCCGCCTCGAGCGCGTTCTTGATCTGCCGCCAGCGGTCGAGCGCGGCGGACGCGCCGCGGCCGTAGCCGCCGCCCCACTCCGCGAGGCTTTTGCCGCTGTCGCCCACGACGTCAGCGACGACGAGCGCCTCGAACCAGTTCAGCGGGTCGAGCACGAGCGTCTCGATGCCTTCGGCCTTGCCGTTCGCGGTGACCTCCGCGATGCCTTCGAGGACCTCGCGAAACGACTCCGGCTGCGGCATGCGTCGGATGTTGAGATGGTCGGTGCCCGCGTCGGCGCCGAGCCAGAGCGGGCTCGGCGCGCCGGAGGCGAAGGACGACTTGCCGACCTTCTCGCCGCCGTAGATCAGGATGCGCAGCGGCGAATCGAGGACGCCGTTACGCGTGTTCTTGAGCGACATCCGCCGAGGCGGCGCGGCGGCCGGCGTCGGCTGCTGCGTCGGTGCGGGCGTCGGTATCGGTACAGAGTTCTTGACGATCGTTGACGTGTTCATCCTTCACCTCACATCCTTTGGGCTGGCCGACGCGCGCGATCGCGTCGATCTTTCCGCCGAGCGCGAACGCCTTCGACGTCGCGCCAGTCAGCGGGTCGACGAGCGGCGAGACAAACTCGCGCTCGACCGCGAGCACGTCGAAGGCCTCTTCGCACCAGCGCGCGTGGTACGCGCGCATCAGTTCCTCGGCCTGCACGAGCCGCAGCGGGTCGGCGTCCTTGCTCGCGCGCATCGCAGCGAAGACGGCGTCGAGATCGACCGTCGTCCACCACACTTCGAGGCCGACGTGCACGAGCGTGCCGAACGCCAGAGACTCGGCGCGCTCGATCGAGCGGTACCCGAGCTCGTACGAGAAGAAGTACTCGCGCGCGCACCGGTTGAACGCTTTCATGCCGCTCGTCGTGACGAGCGGGAGCCGGTGCTTCGTGGCGGCGTCGAGCTCCTCGTGGGGTGAGGTCGCGCGCCGGTAGCGCGTCGGGTCGTCGACGCGTGCCTCGCCCGTGCACACCGGGAAGAAGTCGCAGAAGCGCCCGTAGCGCTCGCATGCGTCGACGTTCCGCGGCCATCGGCTGCGCAGCTGGGCAGACGCGATGCGCTCGGCGATCATCCACCGATCGAGCGCGGCCTCCCGCTCCTCGTCGGCGGAGCGCACGACGATGCCGCGCTTGAAGTAGCTGTCGACGTTTGCCTCGATGTCGGCGCGGAGCCGGACGCGGTACTCGTCGAGCGTCTCGTCGTGCTCGCGCTGATCGGCGTAGAGCCGGCCGCCCGGGTCGGTGACGAGCCGCCCGCCTTCGCAGCGGATAATGCGCGCCGAGCCGTCGCCGTCTTCGTCGTCGACGATCTCGACTTCGTGCGGTGCGCTCGCCGCCCCGCCCTTCTTCTTGCACGCGGCGCACACGCGGCTCTTCGGCTTCGTGTACTTTCGCGCTTCGACCGGCGTCGCCTTCAGCGGCTTGATGCGCGGCTTCCGGATGACGTCGTAGAGCACGCCGTCGGGCGGCATGCCGAGCGCGCGAGCGCCGTCGTAGTAGTTCGACACCTGCGAATCGAGGCGGAGCCGCTTCCAGTACGGCGAGCCGTCCTCGACGTCGGTGCTCGCCGTCTTGTGCTCGATGACGAGGCACGCGCCGGGGAGCATCACGAGATCTCCCGCATGGTGTGGATCATGCGCATCGCGCGATCGCGGAATTCGATGCGCTCCTGAGCAGTGAGCGCATCCCACGCGAGCGCCAGCGAGAGCCGACGCAGCGAGGCGTCGATCGACTCGAGCACGAGGCGTTTCGGCACGGGCCGCTTCCTCTTCCGCGCCATCACTCCCCTCCGGAGAAGTCGGGAAGCTCGCGCGAGGCGGCCGCGAACTCGTCGAGCTCGGCGGCCTTCTCTTCGCGCTCGACCTGCCGCAGGTACTCGCGAACCGTCTCCCACCAGGGCTCCGTCGGGCAGAGCGCGATGGCGATGGCGATGACGAGGTGCTGCTCGATCAGAAAGCCCGCGGCGGACGCGTGGTTCAGCACGATCGCGCCGTTTGTGTCGGCCATGTTCTTCGCCGCGCCCCAGCTCGCGAGGAGCGAGGCGCGCGTACGAACGTTCCGCGGCGGCGCGGTGACGAGCTTCATGCGCTCTTCCGACGCGACGCGCGCGCGACGATGCGGAGGGCCTTGCTGCGCTCGACGCCGAGCTTGTCGGCCTCCTCGCACGCGGCAAGGTTGCCGGCGAGCGACACGACCGACGCTTCGGCCTGCAAGCGTTCGACCTCGACGAGCGCGCTCTGGATGCGCCGCTCGGCGGCGCCGATGCGGTAGTGCACCGAGTAGTCGCCGGGAGGAGCCGTGCTCAGATGTTCGGCTGCAGCGCGAAGGTCGCGCGCGATCATCTCCAGTCGATCCATGGCTTTACCTCTTGAGGGCATCGCGTCTCACACCCAGAGAACCGGAGTCGGCCGGTGCTCGAAGAACGAATGGCCGGTGTCGCAATCCGCGTGGATGACGATCCCGACGCAAGCGAGGGCTGCGCGGTCGATGGTGCTCAGCGTCGTCGGTTCGCCGCATCCCTCGCAGGCGTGGTCTTGCAGGCCGGTGCCGCGGCACGCGATGCACCACGCGTACTCGCCGGCGCGCTCGGCGGCGCCCACCTCCCCGTCTCCCTCGCAGGCCGCGCAGTTCACCGCGACACCCTGATGGCGAGCGTCGACGGGCACGGCGGGCGGCAGTCGCGAAGCTCGAGGACGCCGCCTTCGCTGTCGGACATGTCGCCGACGTAGCGGAGCTCGTCCCATTCCTCCTGCGTGTAGGTGGCGCCGCAGAGGCACTCCTTCACGATCGGCCCGGGCGGCGGCGCCGGAATCGTCGGCGCGCTCATCTCAGCTGCGGTCATCATTCGGCGGCCTCCTCGCAGTCGTCGTCGCGGTCGTTGTCTGCGTCGCGCGCGTACTCCTCAGCGAAGTCGGCGCGGTCGTCGTGCGCGTCCCAGAGCGACGGGGCCCGGTCCACGGGCGCGTAGTCGCGGGCCGCGAGCTTGATCTGCTCGCCGAAGAGCCAGTCACAGTCGGAGTGGTCGTCCGACGCCGGGCGTCCGCAGGGGCAGTTCACGCTGCCCTCCGCGCCGGCGGCGGAACGGTGTCGGCGGTCTGCCGCGCGATGCGTGCCTCCAGGATCGAGGCGACGTGCATCGCGTACGCGTCGAGCTTCGCGACGTCGTCGAGCGACGGGCACCGGCCCGGGGCCGGCAGCTGCACGCCGAAGAGGTCGCACGCAGCGAGCTCCAGGTCGGTCGCCAGGAAGCCTTCGAGGATCTCGTCCACCGTCGCGTCGTCGTTCACCATCGCGCCGCCTCCGTTACCCAATCTCTAGCTAGTGATAGCGACCAGCGCAAAGGAATTGTTAGCTACGGCTAGCAGAAAACGACATTCCGCATAGTTAGGCATTCTCCTGCGGGGGCATGTCGCCGGTCGTGGGCGCGGTACGATCGCTCCCCATGCGCTGGTACGTGAGCCGCAACGGCGAGACCGTCGGCCCGGTCGAGGAGCACGAAGTCGCCGAGTGGGTACGCGGCGGCATGCGCGACGCGAGCGTCCGCGACGAGCACGGCGGCGCGTGGATGCCCGTCGCCGCGTCGCCGTTCGCGTCGATCCTACCGCCAGACGCCCGGGCGGCGAAGCAGCGGCGAGGCGCGCAGCTCGCGCTGCTCGCGATCGTCGGCACGCTCGCCTTCGGCTGGTGGTACGCGTGCAACAGCTACAGCCGGTCGTCGTCGAACTACGACGCGAAGTTCTGCGCCGAGAACCTGTCGTATTACGAGACGTACTGCCGCGACTGGCCGGACCACTGCAAGGAAGGGCCGCGGAAGCTCGCGCGCTGCGACCCCTAGCGGACGCGGAGCGCGACGCGGCCTTCGTCGATGCCGCCGCGGAGCTGCGCCTTCGCGAGCCCGACCCACCGAGCCGCGCCGCGCGCGACGTCGACGACGGGGACGTTCATCCACGGAAAGGCGCCCTGCGTCCGCAGGAGCACGTTCCCGCTCGCGGTCACGACGGCGCGCTCGTCGCCGTGCACCTCGGCAAGCCGCAGCACCACGCTGGTCTGCGAAAGCCCGAACTGCGAGGCAAGGACCGGCAGCCGCTCGCCGACGGCGGCGTGCACGCGGCGCACCGCGGGCTCGGGCGCCAAGATCGCCGCCGCCAGGTAGTTCGCCGCGCGCTCGCGCTCGACCTCGGAGCCCTGGAACTTCGCGAGCGATCGCAGCGCCCACTCGCCGAGCTCGTGCGCGACGTGGAAGCGGACGTCGCGCCCGCGCGGGTTCACGACGATCTGCCATCCGTCGATGGTCCGGCGGAGGTACGCCGCGCCGCGCATCGTCGTGTCGAGCGCGATGGCGTCGGGCCCGAGCACGCGCGCGGCGATGCGGGTGGCGAGCTCGACGTCGTCATCGGACAGCCCGGCGCGACGGCGCACCTCACGCGCTAATTCTTCGAGTTCCAACTGCTCGCCCTTCACCGCACCGTGATGGACGCTCCATCGCGGGCCGGCGGCAATACTCCCTAGGGAGTACGGCCGTCGCGAATGCGCTTTCGCGTCGCGCGCGGCAGCTGCGAGTACTCGAGCGCCTCTGCGGCCGCCTGGTCGCCGGCCTTCGCGGGCCCCGAAAGGCGACCGGCTCGCGCGTCGTCGAAGAACGCATCCCAGCCGCCGAACGGCACGCCGTCCTCGCGGCTGCGCGGGCGGACTTCTTCGTAGAGCTGCATGCCGCGCGCGAGGTCCTCGACGGTGAGCTTCGCTGGGTGCGCCTCGACCCATTCCTCGAGGCCCGGGAGTCGCCTTAGCTTTAGGAGGAACGTCCCCGCCGGCAGCTGCGTCGACGCGAGGTCACGCGCGACCGCGGGCGGCGGCTCGCCTCCGGTCGCGGCGCGTTCGAGCTCCGCGTACGTCATCCCCCAGTACTCGGCGACGGTCCGACAGAGCTCCTCGCCGGGCTGACGCGACGGCGGCTCGCTGAGCAGGTTCGCGATGTGCGCGGTGCTGATGTGGAGCGCGCGAGCGAGCGCGGCCGACGTCCCGCGCTTGCCGCTACGCACCTCGTCGCGGAGCCGCTGGATCACGTAGTCACGTACGCGCTGCATCCGGTCGGCGGGAGTCACGAGACGGAGGCTAGCTAAAGCTAAACTATCACGAGCTAGCATTGGTGCTTGACCGTCAACAGTTCACTAGCTAGTGATAGCGTATGCCTCAGCCGACCACGCGCGAGCCGAAACGACCCACGCTCGGTGCGGACCTCCTCCAGGCGTTCCTGCGGAAGCACTCGCTTACCCAGTTCGCCGCGAGCGTCGCGCTGAAGGTGAGCGACCCGACGATCCACGACTGGGTCACGGGCACGAAGCGCCCCCGCACGCACCACCGCGAAGCGATCGCGATGTGGACGAACGGCGAGGTGCCGGTGAGCGCCTGGCTCCGCGACGACGAGCGCGAGGCGATGGCGAACGTCCGCCCGTTCGCGCCCGCTCCGGAGTCGAGCGGGTCGCTCGAGGGCGACGATACGAGCGCCGACGACGACGCGGCCTGAGCGCGTCTCCGTCTCTAGCAGCACCGCAGCAAGGAGAGGCGCATGCGCCCTTCGATCGTTTTGCATCTCCCCCAGCGTGACTCGGCGGGAGCGAATCGCGACGTGCCCGATCGGGCTCTGCAACCGTTCACGTGCAACATGAGACCACCCGAAGATCCTGCGCAGAAGTCGAATTCTCGGGCTGATCATCCGGACCGGTCCGGCGAATCGCGGCGGGCTGAACAAGCTCATCGCGACTGGTCGACGGTGGCTCCGTCGCAGCGTCCGCTCGCGATCGGGCGCGCGAAGGCCGCTGACGCCTTCGACGCGGTGCTCCGCGATCGGTGGCTCCGCGGCGACAGCAGCGTGTCGAACGTGGCGCTCGCCGACCGGTACCTCGGTTGCGACGAGAAGCAGCCTCGCCAGTGGCGCGAGAACGAACGCCCGATGCCGCTCGGCGCGGTGTTCGCCCTGCCGGTCGACGTCGCCGAGGACCTCCTCGTGCGAATCCTCGCCGACGTTCGGCGGGCGCGCGCGACGACCGGCGCGCGCATGGCGCTGCTCCGCCTGACGGATGCGATCGCCGACCTGAAGCGCACGCGCATCCGGGATGCCGATGTGGACGACGCCCGACGCGCGCTTCGGGCGCTCGCCGCAACCGCGACGGAACTGGCCAACAGCCTGGAGGAACCGTGAACGAGAAAGAGCGGAGCGTTGTGGAAGCCGCGCGAGCGGTACGGACTGCGATCAGCGGCGAGGCTCGCGCGAAGGCGCTGCAGGAGCTGTTCGACGCGATCGACCGCCTGGACAACGTGAAGGCGAAGGACGTGGGATGACCCCGCTCGGCTTCTTCGTCGGCCTCGCCATGGGCGCGCTCGCTCCGACGAGGGACGTCAGCGAGGTCGCGGCCGTCGTCGAGCGCGTCGTCGCATCCGAGCGCCCCCTCTTCGCCGGCGACGAGGACCGCGTTCGGACCGCCGCGCTCGTCATCGCCGTCGCGTTCCGCGAGTCGTCGTTCCGCCCCGACGCGTTGAGCGCGACGGGCGACTTCGGGCTGATGCAGCTCCACGGCCGTCCGGACCTCTCCGTCGAGGAGAACGTGCGCGTGGGGCTCGAGATGCTCCGCGCATCGATCGCCGAATGCGGCGCGTCGAACGCGCTCGGCGCGTACGCCACCGGCTCGTGCTCGTCGGAGCGCGGGCGGCGCATCTCGCGCGACCGGCTCCACCTCGCGCGTGTGCTCGCCGGCGAGGCTCGCCCGTGAAGGTCGGCGACCCGGTCGAGGTGACCGCTCGGTGGTCGATGTTCCGCGGCAAGCGCGGGCACGTCACCCAACTCGAACCCTACGTCGCCGTGCTGCTCGAAGGCGAGCGGCTCCCGCTCCGGCTCGATGACTCGTCGCTTCGCGTCGTCGGCGCGATCGACGGTGAGCCGAACCTCACGGGCGCAGAATGACCGTTCACCTCCGCGACTACCAGCTCGAAGGCGTCGACCGCATTCGGCGGTTCATCCGCGGCGGCTTCGCGCGCGTGCTCCTCGTCGCTCCGACGGGAGCTGGGAAGACTGTCATCGCGGTTCACATCATCGAGTGCTCGGTCGCGCTCGGGAACTCGATCCTCTTCCTCGCGCACCGGCGCGAGCTCATCGTGCAGGCGTGGAAGAAGCTCGTCGGGTGCACGTGCCCGGTCGGCTTCGACCACGTCACGCGCCGGCACGAGCGCTGCGAGCCCGACGGTCTTCCGATCTCGTCGGTCGGCATCCTCATGGGTAAGGACCCGCGCCGCAACCCGCGCGCGGTTGTGCAGGTCGCGAGCATCGACACGCTGCGGAACCGCACGAAGCCGCCGGCGGACGTCATCATCATCGACGAGACGCACCGCGCGCTCGCGGGCACGTACCAAACGATCCTCGCCGCGTATCCCGACGCGACCGTCATCGGCCTCACGGCCACGCCGTACCGTGCGGACGGCCGCGGGCTCGGCGAGCTCTATCAAAAGATGGCCGTCGTCGCGTCGCCGCGCGAGCTCATCGATCTTGGCTTCCTCGTCGAGCCGCGCGTGTTCACGGTTCCCGCGTCGGATCTCCCGCAGCTCGCGGGCATCAAGCTGAAAGGCGGTGACTACGACGCCGACGCGCTTTCAGCCGCGGTCGACCGCATCGGGCTCGTCGGCAACATCGTCGAGCACTGGCAAAAGCGCGCCGAGAACCGACGCACCGTCGTGTTCGCCGTCGACGTCGAGCACTCGAAGCACATCGTCGATCGCTTTCGCGAGGCAGGCGTCGCCGCGGAGCATCTCGACGGCACGATGGCGAGCGGCGAGCGCGACGCCATCCTCGCGCGGCTCGAGAGCGGCGAGACGCGCGTGGTCTCGAACTGCGCGGTCCTCTGCGAGGGCTGGGACCAACCGAGCGTGAAGTGCGTGGTGCTCGCGCGTCCGACAAAGTCGCTGGGCCTGCACCTTCAGCAGTGCGGCCGCATCCTTCGGCCGTGGGGCGACGTCGGCGCGCTCATCCTCGACCACGCCGGGAACATCATCGAGCACGGCCTGCCGCAGGACGAGCGCGAGCTTTCGCTCGACCCGCCGCGAAAGAAGAAGGCCGGCGACCGCGGTCCGTCGTGCAAGACGTGTGAGGACTGCTTCGCGATCGTGCCGTCCGCAACGCTCGTGTGTCCGGCGTGCGGCGCTGTGTTCCCCACGTCTGAGGAGCGCGAGAAGGCGAAGCAGGAACAGGACGGCGAGCTCGTCGAGGTTCGCTCGGCGACGATCGAGGAGAAGCGCGCTGCGTTCGACGAGCTCTGCGCGACGGCGCGCGAGCGCGGATACAAGGGCGGCTGGGTCTTCCACCGGTACCGCGAGCGGTTCGGCGTCTCGCCGCCGAGCGCATGGCGCGTCGAGCCGAAACGCGCGGCCGAGACGTTCACCGACGACGAGAAGCGCGAGTACCTCGCGATGCTCAAGGGTATTCGCACCGCGCGCGGCTACACGATCGAGTGGGTCTACAAGCGGTTCGAGGCGAAGTTTGGCACGACGATTCCGGCGGCGTGGATGCTCCCGTCGCACGTCGCGGCGAGGGTCGAGTGGCGCGTATGACGGCGCTCGACTTCATCGCAGCGGGCGTCGAGATCGACGCGCGCGCGAACGTGGTCTTCGGTCCGGAGGGACAAGACGAGCTCATTGGCGCGTTCCGCGTCGAGCTCGCGCGGCGCATCGACGTCATGACGCGCCAGTTCCCGCTACTCCGCGACGTGCCCGTGCCGGTGATGCGCATGCCCGGCGTCGAGCCGGCGCGCTTCGGTGCGTGCGATTGCTGCGGCGACACCATGAAGCCGTATCGGGGCGGCATGTGCGAGCTCTGTCAGCTCGCGCTCATGCGCGCGCTCACGATTGCGGGGAGGGTCTGACGATGGGGAGCGAGCTTCAGAAGTGGACGGAGAACCACCACGTCGCCCAGAAGTGGGTCGCCGAAACACTCGGTCGCCGCGACGCGATGACGGGAACGATCGTGGACTCCCTCGCCGACCTTCTCACCGAGGTGAGAACGATCACCGCCGACCTCGTTGCGTCGTCGCGTAGTGAGATGCAGGAGCTTCGTGACGAAGGGCTCGTCGAGACCGAGCGACAGGGCGCCATCGACGCGTTTCGGAAGATCATGGCGCTCGTGGGGAACGTCCACGGCCCCGTCTACGACGTCGCGTGCGAGCAGCTGACGGCACTGGAGCACTGGGGCCGACGCGCTCCTGGCTTTAGCAACGACGCGTCGAATGAAAGTTCACCTGAACAGGGTGCGGTGAGCGAGCGCTACGGATGGCAGGTCCGGCACGGCGTAACGTGCGTTGTGTGCCCAGGCTGCGCCTTCACGATGTCGGCCGAGCACGTGAGCGAGGGCGAGGATCGCCCGTTCTACGACTGCCCGAACTGCGGCGACTCCTTTGCCGTCGCGCAACGCGGTGCATCGCCGTCACCCGATGCCGTGGCCATCGTCGCGCAGTACCGCGCCGAGATGGTGCAGAAGGCGGAGCAGGCTCGTGAAGCCGGAGTCTCCGATCACGACCACGTCGAGCACGCGCTCGCGGCGATGCAGATCAGTCACCGTCTCACGGTGAGTAGCGCCGGAGTGTCGCTCAGCAAGGGCGCGGACGGCTCGCCGTGCGTTCGATGCGGTTCCACCCCGGAGCGCATGGCGGAGGAACACGCGCTGCGCGTCCACGGCGTAAGGCACCTGCCCCACGATGACGGTGCGGCGGCGCCGCTGCCGAACGCCTGCGATGCGCTCCGCGCTTGCTGGTGCTTTCGATGCCTCGACGCTCCGGAGCTCGGGTTCGAGAACCCGACGGCGCGAACGATGATCTTGTGTCCCGCGTGCGGGAACAAGCGTTGCCCTCGCGCGACGGATCACCGGTTCGCGTGCACCGGCTCGAACGAGGCTGGTCAATTCGGAAGCCGCTACGGAGAACCGATCACGGACTCGCGCGACGCGACGGCTGACGAGTGGAAGGAGATCGCGCAATGCCTCCTGCTCGCCATCGACTCGCGCGAGGATGTCGCGAGAATTCGCGAGAAGTACGGCCTCACGAAGCGCGACGCTCCCCGCTCGTCCGAGCCGCCGGGTCGACTTTGCGCTTCGTGCGGTGCGACGTGGGAGTCTCACCCGCGCCCGGAGTGCTCGGGGTTCGCCGAGCCGCGCACCTCCGAGGCGCCACGGCGCGCGGTGCGCGAACAGATTTCGGAAGGAGGCACGAACATGCGGGCTGCCGGCGAAAAGCCGGACTTGGTGGGCCGCGCGAGCGGTATGGCTGGGAGCTGCCCTATCGAAGAACCATCAATCAAACGGGCTCCGGTGGCGAGCCTTGGCCGACAGGCGCAAACCGCGGATGCGGTAGCCACCAACGATCCCAGCACCGCTGAGTCAACGCTTCGCGAGTCGCTCGAACAGGCGGCGCGCGAAGGCGAAGCCGCGCGCCTGGAGGCTTCATCGTGGTCGGGTCGAAACGCCGGCTCCGTTGCGTACAGGGCCGCTCTCGTTCGCGGGATCGACCCCGACGCGCAGGCCACCGTCGATCGGCTTGCAGAGGAGAACATGCCGAAGGGTGACAAGTTCCGAAAGCTCGCCGCGAAGGTCGGCGAGCTCCCGTCAGGACTGCTCGCCTCAGCGCACGCTCGGTGCGAGGCGTGCGGCGTCGACACCGGCTCGCGCGTGTCGTTCTGCATGAACCACTGGCCCTGGCGCTCGAATCGGGAAATCGCGCGGGCGCTGTTCGAGCTGGAAAAGCTTCGCACGGAAGCCGACGAGCGTCGCCGGAACGACGCCGGGCCTGACGACCGCTGGGCCGACGGTGTGCTCGCCGCGGCGCGCGTCCTCGAAGCAGAGATCGCGCAGCCGACCCCGCGAACGCTCCGGCAGATCGTCGACACGCTCGTCGCGCTCGCGAAGAACTACCCGCGCGCGGCCACCGAACGCCCCAGCGAGGCGCCGTGACCGTCGCTCAGCAATGCACGGCCATCTACCACGGTCCGCCCGACGACCCGTGGACGAGCCGGTGCGAGAAGGCCGCGACGCATCGGCTCGATCGCGGACCGGACGGCGTCAGCTTCCTTTGCGCCAGCCACGCGCGCGCGCTCCGGGACATGCACGAGCCCGGGCAGCTTCGGAAGCTCCGCGTGGCGAAGCCCAAGACGGCGCCGAAACCCGAGCGCGTCGACGAGATCCCGTTCATGCGGCACGTCATCGAGGCGCTCGGCGCGCGCGCGGACATGCGCATTCACCGGCAGAACTGCGGGAAGGTCGTCGTACGCGACCGCGCGGGAAACGTGCGTAGCTCCTTCGACGCGGGGCCGCCGAACGGCGCCGCCGACGTCTCCGGCATCGTCCGCGGCGGCTACCGCCTGGAGATCGAGTTCAAGTCGGCCGACGGCGCGCCGTCGGACGCGCAGCGCGCATGGCAGCGCATGATCGAGTCGTTCGGCGGCATCTACGTGCTCGTCGACTACGTGCCGACGCTCTCGCTCGAAGCGAACGTCGCGCGCGCCGTCGAACTCGTCGAGGCTGCCGTCGCCCGCCGAATGGCGAAGGAGGAGAAGGACGGCGACACGCTCGCATCGCTGCGAAACGTCATCGACTCGAAGAACGCGCTCATCGCAAAGCTCATCGATCGGACTATCCGGTGACACTCATCGCCGTCGGGCCGAGCGCGCGCGAGTACGGCATCGACAAGCCGAAGTCGCGCGCGTCGTTCCGGCAAGTCGAGCTCGCCGACGCGCTCGCCGACACCTACGCGACCGATGCGCACCTCGTCACGTACGTCGACCGCTCGCGCGTCGACGGCCGGCAGCACCGCTGGACGAAGGGCGCGCTCGAGTGCCCGCTCGTCGACCCGTCGCTGCTCGTCGTCGAGAGCGTGTTCGTCGACGTCGACAACCCGAACCACGCGGCGTGGACCGACTCTCTGATGGCGGACGCAGTGTCGTCGTTCGAGCGGCTCCCCTTGCCCTGCGGCGTCTACTTCACCGCGCACGGCTACCGCCTCGTGCAGCCGCTCGCCTCGCCCGTGCCCGTGCTTCGGGCTGAACGGGTAATACGTGAGGTGCTTCTGCACCTCGACGCCGCGGGCTTCCCCGTCGACTGGTCGGCGAAGGACTGGACGCGCCACTTCCGTCTGCCGAACATCCGCAGGAGCGGCAAGCCGTACCGGTCGCCGTTCGTAGATCTGTCGCGCATGCGGCCGGTCGACATCGTCGTGCCCGTCGTCGAGGACGCGATCGACGTACCCGGCCCGCGCACGAAGAAGCGCGCCGTGGCGACGCCGCAGACGTGGACGACGTCGCTCGCCGAGCACTGGCAGCGGCGCGCGAAGGTCATCGGCGAGGCCATCCGCGGCACGGTCAGCGCGGAGTATCACCAGATGTACCTGGCGATCGGCGGCGCGCTCCTGTCGAAGGGCACGCCACCCGAGCACGTGCCGGAGCTCGTGCGGCTCATCGCGACGCACGCCGGCTCGTCGAAGCCCGCGCACCACGGCAAGAGCGCGCGCGACACGGTCGCCCGCTACGCCGCGCAGCAGGCGGTGACCGGGCTGTCGTTCCTGAATCGATACCACCCGGCAGTCGCGGACGCGGTGCACGACGCGCTCGAAGACGCCGTCGAGCGCCCGCCGATGTCCGCGCCGGCGCCCCACCTCTCCGCGACGACGGCGGCGCTCGAGGAGGCCATCCGCTCGGCGGGCGACGGGCTCACGGTCGTGCGCGCCGAGTGCGGCCTCGGCAAGACGCAGGCGGCGATGAAGGTCGCCGGCGAGCGCGCGCGGAAGCTCCACCTCGCCGTCGTCGCGTCGCAGCGCGCGCCGCTGCAATCGAAGACCGCCATCAGCGTCGACAAGAACGAGCTCGCGATCCAGGTCGCGAAGGACCTCGCGAAGTCAGGCGTCAGCGTGCGGCGCATCTTCGGGCCGCTGTCGATGAAGAGCGACGACGGCGCGTTCGCGTGCCGGCTCCACGACCGCGCAACGCACATCGTGAACGGCGGGCAGTCGCTGCAGTGGGAGTTCTGCCTCGGCCGCGAGAAGTCGAAGTGCGAGCACTACGACGGCTGCACCGCGCGCGACGGCGAGGAGGTCTACGGCGAAGGCTCGCCGCGCGTGACCGTCGGCACGCACGCGCTCCTGTCGCGGCTCGACGCGGCCGCGGGCGCGACGGGGCTCCTCGTCATCGACGAGCCGCCGCCGCTCGTCGAGTCGCTCGTCATCACGCCGGACGACATCGAGGTCGCGCTTCGCCGCGTGCACGACTTCGTACGCGCGTTCGCGGTCGAGATCACGCCGCTCCTGCTCGCCGTGCGCGACTGGGACGATGCGGGAGTCTCGTTCGCCGAGCTGACGTCGACGCTCGACATCGGCGCCGTCGAGGAGCGACCGCCGCTCCGCGCCACGTCCGCGTTGCTCGCGCGCGTCAGCCTCGACGCGGCTCGCGAGATCGGAACCGCCTCGCGCGTCATGCTCACGCTCGCGCGCGCGTGCCATCAGCCGTCGCTCGTGTCGGTGCGGCTCGAAGACGAACCGCGCCGCATCGTCGTCACATCGACGAAGGGCGATCTCACCGATGCGCTCCGGCGCGAGGGCAGCGTCGTCGCGATGGACGCGAACGCGGATCTGCACATGCCCGCGTTCGCGAAGGTGGTCGGCTACGAGCCGGTGCTGCACTCGTTCGCGGCGAGCGACGGCGCGCCGGTCGAGCGCACGCACCTCCGGTCGAGCGCGTCGAGCCGTCGCGCGTGGATCTCTCACGGGCGGCTCGTGTTCGACACAGGTGTCGTTCACGCGCTGCGCGAGGTCATCGAGTGGGCGAACGCGACGCGCATCGACGAGATCCGTCCGATCCGCCTCGGCATCATCACCATGCGCGTCGTCGAGCTGGCGATCGAGGCTGCGCTCCGACCGAACGACGAGACTGTCGACGCCGCGTGGAAGGCCGCGAAGCAGAGCGCCGAAGCGCTCGCCACCGCGCGCGCCGAGCTCGGGCCGGTGCTCTCGGCGTTCCGCGGCGAGATTTCGACCGCGCACTACGGCGCGACGCGCGGGCTCAATCGAATGGCCGACGTCGACTGCCTCGCAACGGTCGGCGACCCGTGGCCGAGCGTTCCCGACGTGCAGACCGAGAGCGCGTTCCTCGGCGTCGACTGGGAAGAACGCCTGCGCCGGCAGTGCGAAGCCGAGCTCGAACAGGCGCACGGGCGCCTTCGTGCCGTGCATCGGAAGCGCCCCGCGCGGGCGCTCCACGTTGGTCGTGTGAGCCCGGGAGGAAGCGCGTGGGCGACGAGCGCGGTGCTCCGTTCGCGCATGGCAGGAGGGCGTCCGAAGGCCGCCGCGACGATGCCCGTCGACGAGCTCCGGAAGGCCGTCGAGACCCTCGGCGGAGCACGCTCCGCGGGGCGACTTTTGGGGTGCGCAGCGCGCACGATCGACCGGTATCTGGCCGGACGCGGCGTTCCGCCGGCCGTTGCCTCCCGACTTCGCGAGTTGGCTATAGGGGTTTCGGTCGCAACCGATCGGTCGCTATCGCTAGCTAAAGCTGCGACCGAAACCCCTATAAGAGAAGAAGTATTTAATAGGGGTTTCGGCCGCGGGGGCGCTAGCCCACAGCCCGGGAAGGGCGATCATGCCGCGGAGTAATTCGCGAGCGACGCCCGGGAATCCGGATGCCGTTTCCTCGCGCGCGGCGGGGTCGCCAGGCGCGTTTGAGGTCGTCCACGGGCCGGTGCCGCACCCCGAAGAGAAGCCCCCCGCAAAACGCAACGTCGTGCCGAGTCCGATCCACCACCGAAAGGGGTCCGCGCCGGTCGCGGGCCCGAGGAGCTGCAGCATCATGACGCACCGTTTCGCCGACGCCGATCGCGAGCTGTCCGAGCACTTCACCTCGGCTCTGGGAGTCCGCGCGCAGGGCTACGAGCCGGCGCCCCAGAGCGGCTTCGATGTGAACGAAGCGCACCTCGCCGCGAGAGAGGTCCGGCACCGCCGCGAGCTGGAACGGTTCGGCGCCGTCGAGGCGACGCTCGCGCGGATCGATCCGGAGAGCAGGCGCGTGCTCCGGCTCATCTACACGCCGCACGGCGCGCCGGGCTACCTGGGCTTCGCGCTCGCGACGCGGTGGGGCGGAGGCACGTTCGTCGCGCTCGCCGCGGAGATGCCGCGCGCCGCGAAGGCGTGGGCGAAGGCGACGCCGCGCGCGGCCACGCTCGCGCAGTTCCTCGTCGACGAGGCGGGCCGCGGCGACGCGACGAAGTCGTTCTTCGCGCGGCTCGTCGACGACTGCGAGCAGCCTCGCGTACGCGCGCTGCAGGCGTACGAGGAGGTCCGCCGCGAGCGGCTCGTGCTCGAACGCGCGCGCCGCGTCGAACTCGCGCAGCGCCGCGCCGACGATCTCGCCGAGCTCGCGGGCCGGCGCCTCCGCAAGGAACGCGAGCGGTTCGACGCGCGACTGCGGAGCGCGTCGTGAAGCGAGGCAAGACGATGGCGCCCAAGAAGGTTACTGAGCAGAATCACCGAAGGCGCATCTGCAAGTACGCCGCGTTCGATGTTGGCGCGTTTCGTTCCGAGAGCGCATACGCCAGCGCCCTGCTTGTCTTGCGTCGATTGGATGGAGCGTTCTTGTTGCCCATCGATGCGCTAGCGACGTTGGCGATCGACATCGGTGGTGCACCGCAAAGCGTTCGGCGCGAGACGCTGAGGCGCATAAGCGCCGGCATTGCAGTGTCGCCGTCCACGCTGGCAAAAGCAGATAGGCAGCTGCGGTTTTGGGCGGTCCAAGCTCTCTTCGAGCTCCGGAAAGAGCTGTCTATAGCGCAGCTGCTGCTCGCGACGTCGCAGGAACGGTCGTCGTGATCATCACACCGAAGAAGCGCATCTGGACGGTGACGGACTTCGCGCGTCATGCGTACGGCGCGGAAGAGTTCGACGCGAATCCCGACGCCGCGCGTCGCCGCGCGCTGCGCTTCCTCAAGCGACTCGACGCGCGGCATGGCGGGCAGATTCTCATCGCCGGTCCGGGCACGAACCGCGAGTACACGTTCTTCGCGGCCGTGCTCTGGCGCCTCGAGCCCGATCTCTTCAACCCGATCGAGTCGCTCGAGTTCCGCGTCGAGGCGCTCGAGGAGGGCATCGGCGGCGTTTCATCCGCGCAGCGAATGCTCGCCTCGCAGGTCGGGCAAAACACCCGTGACATAGCGAAGTTGCGCGCCGGCCGTCGTTCCGTTGCGTGAAGAACTGTCGACCGTTGTCGACCATCGTCGACCACGGCACGCTCCCCGGAGGCCCAGGGTAGGAGCGTGCATCGCTCGCACGGGCGCACGCCGAGTGCCTGCTTGCCAGGACCTCTACCTCGGCGGCGCGCCCACCATCGTCATGGAACCCACAGCCTTCAATACTGACTCCGCTGCCGCAGAGTGGGTGAAGGTCGCGGACCTGAAGCCGTGGGGGAACAACCCGCGCAAGAACGACAAGGCCGTTGCGGGCGTCGTCGAGTCGATCCGACGCTTCGGCTTCGGCGCTCCGGTGCTCGCGCGCCGCGCGAACGGCGAGGTGATTGCCGGGCACACGCGGCTGAAGGCGGCGGTCGAGCTCGGCCTCGAGGTGGTGCCGGTTCGGTACCTCGACCTCGACGAGGAGAAGGCGCACCTGCTCGCGATCGCCGACAACAAGCTCGGCGAGGTGGCGGTCTGGGACGAAGCGGTGCTCGGCGCCGTCGTCGCGGACCTGAAGCAGAAGGGCGAGGACATCGAAGCGACGGGCCTTGCGGAGCACGAGCTTCGAAAGCTCCTCGCCGAGGACAACGCTTCCGCCGCGGACGCGAGCGAGAAGCTGCAGACCGAGCCCGAGAAGCTGCGCGAGAAGTGGCAGACGGCGCTCGGTCAGGTCTGGGAGATTCCGAGCCAGACGGTCGCCGGTGGCAAGCACGTTCTGCTCTGCGGCTCGTCGACGGACGCGCGATCGGTCGAGCGCCTCTGGGGCTCCGATCGCGCGGACATGATGTGGACCGACCCGCCGTATGGCGTGGCGTACGTCGGCAAGACCGACGACGCGCTCGAGATCGAGAACGACGCGCAGTCGCCGAAGGAGCTCGAGGCGTTCCTGCTCGAGTGCTTCCGCGCGGCCAGCGCGAGCGCGCTGAAGCCGGGCGCAGCGGTGTACGTCGCGCATCCGCCTGGGCCGCTCTCGATGCCGTTCCTGGCGTCGTTCTGCGCGGCGGGGTGGAAGTTCCGGCAGGGGCTCGTCTGGGTGAAGGACGTCCTCGTGCTCGGCCGGAGCGACTACCACTATCGGCACGAGCCGATCTTGTTCGGGTACACCCCGGGCGAGGGACGCCGCGGCCGTGGCGGCGCGGGCTGGTACGGCGGCAACGCCGAAACGTCGGTGCTCGAGTACGCGAAGCCGAAGGCCAACGAGCTTCATCCGACGATGAAGCCCGTCGAGCTCGTCGCACGCATGGTGCGGAACTCGGCGCCGCAACGCGGCATCGTCTACGAACCGTTCTCCGGTTCGGGCACGACGATGCTCGCGAGCGAAGCGTCGTCGCGGCTCTGTCGCGCGATCGAGCTCGATCCGAAGTACGTCGCCGTCGCCCTCGAGCGCATGAGCGAGATTGGCTGCCATGGGGAACTCCGCAAAGCGTGACGCGGCCGCCGCGGAGACCGCCGAGCGGTACCGCAAGGCGCTCGAGCTCCGTAAGGCAGGCGCGACGTATGACCAGATCGCCGCGCAGCTCGGCTACTCGGCGAAAGCGGCTGCGCGCCACGCTGTTCAGGCGGCCATCAAAGAGATCATCCGAGAGCCCGCCGAAGAGGTCATCCAGCTCGAGCTGTCACGTCTCGACGCGATGCTCCTCGGCTGCTGGACGAAGGCGAAGTCGGGCGACGTGCACTGCATCGATCGCGCGCTTCGCATCATGGAGCGCCGCGCCTCCTATCTCGGCATCGACGCGCCGAAGCGCTCGTCGACCGAGATGGCGGGCGAGCTGAAGGTCACGGATGGCGCCCACGAGCAACTTCTCGCTCGCATCGCTCGCCTCGCTGCCGCCGCCGGCACGGGCGAAGGTGATCCGGGCGCTGACGGAGACTGAGGCACTCGAGCTCCTCCACTGCTGGCGCGCGTGGGCGCGGCCCGAGCAGCTCGCCCCTACGGGCGAGTGGGACTACTGGCTGATCTGCGCCGGTCGCGGCTTCGGCAAGACCCGAAGCGGCGCCGAGTGGGTGCTCGAGAAGGTCGAGCGCGAGGGAAAGAAGCGCATCGCGCTCGTCGCCCGAACCGCCGCGGACATCCGCGACGTTATGGTCGAGGGCGAAAGCGGGATTCTCGCGTGCGCGCACCCGGCACGCCGTCCCGAGTGGAACCCCTCGAAGCGCCGGCTCACGTGGCGCAACGGCGCGATCGCGACGACGTTTTCCGCCGAGGAGCCCGACTCGCTACGCGGCCCGCAGTACGAAGCCGCGTGGTGCGACGAGCTCGCGGCGTGGCGCTACGGGCAAGAGACCTGGGACCAGCTTCAGATGGTCCTCCGCCTCGGGACGCACCCGCAGGCGTGCATCACCACGACGCCGCGCCCGACGCCGCTCGTGAAGTCGCTGCTCGCGGACCCGTACACGCCTGGACGAGGCGGCGGCACGGTCGTCACGCGCGGCTCGACGTACGACAACAAGGCCAACCTCGCGCCGTCGTTCGTCCGGAAGATCCTCCGGAAGTACGAGGGCACGCGCATCGGTCGTCAGGAGCTCTACGCGGAGGTCCTCGACGACAACCCGGGCGCGCTCTGGAAGCGCGCGTGGATCGACAGCGGTCGCGTCTCGAAGGCGCCGCAGCTCGTTCGCGTCGTCGTCGCCGTCGACCCGGCGGTGAGCGCGAACGCGAACAGCGCCGAGACGGGCATCGTGATCGCCGGCCTCGGCCGCGACGGGCACGGCTACGTCATCGGCGACGCGTCGCTGAGTGCATCGCCCGCTGCGTGGGGCGCCGCCGCGGTCACCGCGTACAACGTCCACGAAGCGAGCTTCGTCGTCGGCGAGGTGAACAACGGCGGCGACCTCGTCGAGTCGAACATTCGCACGGCGGGTCGCGACGCGAAGCCGCCGACCGCGGTGCCGTACAAGGCCGTGCGCGCGTCGCGCGGCAAGGCCACGCGCGCTGAGCCGATCGCGGCGCTCTACGAGCAAGGCCGCGTCCACCATGTCGGCTCGTTCGCGCAGCTCGAAGACCAGCTCTGCGACTGGGACCCGACGAGCGGCGCCGATTCGCCCGACCGCCTCGACGCGCTCGTGTGGGCGCTCTCGGAGCTGATGCTCGGCGAGGTGCCGACGAAGCTCATCGTGCCGTCGGCCGGCGCGACCTCTCACCGAATCACCGGCCGCGGGTACTGACGCATGGCAACAGACGCCGCGGAAATCATCAACCAGGCCGCCGCGCGGCACGAGCGTCGTCTCGCGGCGCCGCGCCCGGCGCGCGTGATCGCCGAGCAGCCGACGTGGCTGCAGCTGCAGCGCGCGACGGGCGGGCTCACGCCCGCGTCGGTCTCCGCGAAGCTTCTCGAGGCCGACCAGGGCCGCATGGCGGCGCTCGTCGACCTCGCGAACGCGCTTCGGCAGAAGGACGGCCACCTTCACGGCATCCTCGAGACGCGCGAAGTCGCGGTGCAGGGCCTGAAGTGGGAGCTCGAACTCCCGCGCAAACCCACGAAGCGCGAGAAGAAGGCGGCGCAGTTCGTCGAGGACGCCATCAGGGCCGGCGTGGGATGCGCGATCGGGCAGTGCAGCTCGGCGCCGTTCTTCGGCTACGCGGTCACGGAGACGGTCTACCGGCGATCGAGCGGCTACCTCGTTCCCGACTACTTCGCACCGGTCGAACATCGCCGGTTCATCCGGCAAGGCTCGACGCTCCTCTGGCAGGACCAGCAGGGGCAGCCGGGCGTCGACATTCGCGCCGAGTACCCGGCGCAGTTCATCATTTCGCGCCCGCGTGTGAACGGCGACGTGCCGTGCCGCGAGGGGCTCATGCGCGTACTTGTTTGGGCCGCGCTCTTCCGCAACTGGACGCTGACCGACTGGCTGCGGCTCGGCGAGATCGCGTGGCGCCCGTGGCGCACGGGCCGCTACAAGAAAGAGCACTTCGCGCAGCAGGAAGATGTCGACGGTCTCGTCTCGATCCTCGACGAGATGTCGACGAGCGGCGTCGCCGTCGTGCCTGACAGCGTCGAGCTCGACGTCCAGTGGCCGAAGGGCGCCGCGAACGGCAAGGGCCCGCACGCCGAGATGTTCTCGACGATGGGTCGGGAGATGTCGAAGGCGGTGCTCGGCGGGACGGAAACCGTCGAGTCGTCGACGTCTAGCGGCTACGCGCAGTCGAAGACGCAGGACGGCGTCCGCAAGGAGAAGGTCGAGGCCGATGCGACGTTCATCGGCGATGACATCTCGCGCGACCTCGTCTCGCCGCTGACGCTCCTGAACTTCGGCAGCGGCGTTCGGCCCGCGAAGTTCCGGCTCATCACCGAGGACGCAGTCGACCTCAAGGCGTTCAGCGAGTCGATCACCTCGCTCGCCTCCGGCGCGAAGCTCCGCATCCCGGCGAAGTGGGCGCGCGACAAGGCCGGCATCCCGCACCCCGCGGACGGCGAAGAAGTCATCGGCGGCGCTCCGGCCGAGCCCGAGCGCGAGCCGGCGGCGAACGACGGACCCGAGAACGCGCTCCCGAGCGCGGACGAGGCGTGACATGGCAGCGAAGAAGAAGACGACGAAGCGCCCCGCGAAAGCCCCGCGGAAGGTGCCGGGAACCCCGCGCTCGCACCGCATGGTCGACGCCGAGGAGCTCCGCGACAGCATCAAGGGCCACGACCCCGGGAAGGTGCGTCGATGAGCCTCGTATCGCGCGGGCTCGAGCTTCGTTCGATCAGCAAGGACACGCGCTCGGTCGACTTCGTCGCGAGCACCGACGCGATCGACTCGTACGGCGACATCGTCGAGCAGGTCTGGCGCCTCGATCGATTCAAGTCGAACCCGGTCATCCTCTTCGGCCACAACAGCCGCGATCTTCCAATCGGCAAGGCAACGCGCGTCGAGGTCGCGGACGTCAACGGGCGGAAGCAGCTCGAGTGCACGATCCAGATCGCGTCGGCTGCAGCGAACCCGCTCGCCGAGAACGTCTGGAAGAGCATCGAGGAAGGAACGCTCCGCGCGGTGAGCGTCGGCTTCGTCCCGAACGACTACCGCTGGGAGAAGCGCGATGGCCGCGAGGTGTTCGTGCTCTCCGACAACGAGCTGCACGAGATCTCGGTGGTGCCGATCCCGGCGAACCCCGAGGCGCTCGCGAAGATGAAGTCGAAGGCGCGCGGCGTCGTCGACGGACACCCCAAGGAGAAGGACACGATGAAGACCATCGAGGAGTACGCCGCGGCACTCGCCAAGAGCAACGCGGAGCTCGACATTTCGCAGAAGACGCTCGCCGACGCGCAGAGGGAGGCGACGTCGACGAAAGCCGCCCTCGCTGCCGCCGAAGGCACGATCCGGGCGCTCACCGAAGACCGCGACGCGCAGAAGGCGCGCGCCGACAAGGCCGAGAAGGCATCTGTCGAGGCGGAGGTCGCGCAGCTCGTCGGCGTGAAGATCACGCCGGCGGAGAAGGACGACTTCGTCGCGCTCGCGCAGACGAACCGCCCGATGTTCGAGCGCATGGTCGCCGCGCGTCCGGAGATGAAGCTCCTCGGCGGTCCGGTCGTGACCGACAGCAAGACGGCGCCGAAACCCGTCATCGACGCCCCCACCAACGCCAACGGCGGCGAGCTCGCCGCGAAGATCTTCAGCTCCTGAGCTGAGAGAGGAACGAGAACATGGCTGTTCGAGCTCTGCTGGACCTCGGCCCCGGGCCGTACATCAAGACGTTCACCGTCGCGGCGGGTCAGTCCGCGACCGAGGGACGCCCCGTTTCGTTCGCTTCGGCGGACGAAGAGGTGCTCACCACCGCCGCCGGCGCTTCGTGCGACGGCATCGCCCTCGAGACCAAGGCCGCCGGCGAGCGCGTGCAGGTCCTCATGGGGGACGGCCTCGTCAAGGTGAAGGTCGGCACGGGCGGCGCGACGCGCGGCTCGTACGCGGTCGTCGTCGCTGACGGCGTCACCAACAGCGCCGCGCTCGGTGGCGGCACGGTCGTCCGGCACATCGTCGGCAAGTTCCTCCAAACCGGCGTGGCGGGCGACGTCGTCGGCCTCCGCTTCTCCCCCTTCGCAGCCGTCTCGGCCTGAGGAGATCTACGATGGCTTTCTACACGAACCTCTACGACGTCTGGGCCCGCGAAAAGGGCGAAGGCGCCTCCAAGCCCACGAACAGTGTCGCGAAGGCACTCGAGGGCATCCGCAACCCTTCGAACAAGGAGCTCGTCGCGCAGGCGAACGCAGCCCTTCGCGCGAAGGCGCTCACGCCCGGGATCTCGCACGTCGATGCGACGATCTCGAACATGTCGGTGCAGTACCGGAACGAGGATTACATCGGCACGCGCCTGATGCCGATCATCCCGGTGCAGAACAAGACGGGCACGTACTTCACGTACGACAAGCGTGCGCAGCTCGCGTACCCCGACGACCAGCTCGGCGTTCGCGGATCGCCGAACGAGATCACGCGCTCGCGCAACACGGCGTCGTTCACGACGCTGGCGTACGGCTACAAGGACTTCGTCGACAACAGCGAGCTGCAGAACGCAGACGCGCCGCTCGACGACCTCGCCGACGCGACGGGCGGCCTCGTCGAGGCGCTCTCGTTCCGCGAGGAGCTCCGCATCGCGGCGATCCTCACGAACTCGGCGAACTATGGCGGCAACACGACGGCGCTCGGCTCGACCGTGCGCTGGGACGACGCGGGCTCGAATCCGATCGGCGACATCCAGGCGGCGCGCAACGCACTCTGGACCGGCCGGGGTCCCGGCAAGGTCGTCGCGTTCACGAGCCTCGCGGCGTGGACCGCGATGCAGTCGAACACGCAGCTCCAGAACATGTTCCAGTACACGAAGGACGGCCTCCTTCGTCCGGAGCAGTGGGCGAACTACTTCGGCATCGACGAGCTCCTCATCGGCGCCGCCCGCAAGGACACGGCGAACGAGGGCCAGGCGGCTTCGTACAGCCGCATCTGGGGCGACGTCTTCGGTCTCGTGCGCGTCGCGACGACGCCGAGCGTCCGGAACGCGAGCTTCGGCTTCACGTTCCGATTCGGTCAGATCGACACCGCGCAGGTGTTCGACCCGATGATCGGCGCGAAGGGCGGCTACTGGGCGAAGGCCAGCGTCGAAGAGACGCACAAGGTCGTCGCTCCGGACACCGGATTCCTCATCACCACGGTCATCGGCTGAGCCGGAGGGACGTCATGAGCAAGAACAAGATCGAAGAAGGCTCGACGGCTCACAAGCAGGAGCCCGCGCCCGTGAACGCAGGCGTCGGCGGCGGCTCGGAGAACATGCCGATGGGCATGACGGGGATCGGCGGCGGCGGCGACCCCGACCAGAAGTCGACGCACGTGCCCCCGAACACCGTGGAGTCGAACCTCCCGGACGGCTCCCCGAAGTTCGCGGACCCCGCAAAGGCGAAGTCTCGCCCCGCGCGCCGCTCCGCGCGCGGCGGCAAGTACGAAGTCGTCAGCCGCATCACCACGGCGACGGCGTTCGACCGCGACGGCAAGACGACGAAGACGGGGACCTTCGAGCCTGGCGACATCGTCGAGCTCGACGCCGAGGAAGCCGAGTCGCTCGGCGATGCGGTGAAGCCGGCGCGCTGAGGCCATGCCGTACATCTCGCAACAGGACCTCGAGAACGCACTCGGCGCGTCGCTCGTCACGGCGATCTTCGACGATGACAACGATGGCGCGCCGGAGACCGCCGCGATCACGGCGTGTCTCGCGTACGGCGATGCCGAGTGCAACTCGTTCCTGCGCGGCGTGTACGGCGCCTCGGTGCCCTTCACCTCGCCTCCGGACGAGGTGAAGTTCGCGGCTCTGGACTTCTGCTGCGCCTACGCGGCGCGCCGGCGGCCGGAGCTCGCGCACACGCTCGGCGCGAACCCGTTCAAGGACTTCTACGACGCTGCGGTCGCGAAGATGAAGCGGTACGCGTCCGTGCAGCAGCGGCTGCCGGCGACCGCGGGCACGCCCGCCGGCCTCGGCGGCGTCGCGCGACCGAGCCCCGCGTGCGGGGTCAGTGGTGAGGAGCGCCCGCGCGTCTTCGACGACATGGGCGAGTTCAACCGATGATCCGCATCGACGCGTCGGAGTGCCTGCGGAACCTCGCAACGATCGAGCGGCGCGTGCTCGACGAAGCGCGCCTCGGCATGGCCGAGGTAGCGAAGATCGCGTACCGCAACGCGCGCGAGACGACGCTCTACAAGGATCGCACCGGCGAGCTCCGGGGGACGACGGACATCGTCGACCTCGGCGCGTACCGGAAGCGGCTCATTTTCCGCGCGAAGCACGCGCGCTACGTCACGGGCGGTACGCGCGCGCACGTCATCCTGCCGAGGAACGCGCCGTACCTGCGGTTCGTCATCGGCGGGCGCGTGATCTTCGCGCGCCGCGTGAACCATCCCGGCACGGCAAAGCGACCGGTGCTCGAGAACGCAGGCGCGGCGGGCAGCCAGGCGATGAGTGTCGTCCTGAACGAGGGCGCTGAACGCGCCGTGAAGTACCCCTGACATGCCGGCCGAAGATCGAACGTTCGGCCACGGCGGCGCCGTCTACCCGCTCGCCGACGACACGTCGACGCCGCTCATCGCGAGGACCGATCCGGGCCTCTGGGCGGTGCTTCAGTTCCTCGCGGCGACGCTCGATCTGCACCTCACGCCAGCGTTCCGTGAGTACGCGGCGCGCATCGGGCTGAAAGATCAGAGCATCGTGCACACGACGGCGACCGTCGAGCCCGTGCCGGCGCTCTACGCCGACCGCGTGCGCTTCCCGTTCTTCACCGTCTGGCGCAAGAGCGAGACGTACGCGCGTCACACGCTCGCGATCGACAAGAGCGTCGGCGAGCTCGAGTTCGCGTACGTGCTGCCTGCGCTGATGCCCGGACAGCAGGAAGCGCTCGCGGCGATCTTGCGCGGCGTCGTGCGCGTCATCGCGAAGTCGCTCCGCGACGGCTTCCACCGCGACTACGCGAATGGTGCCGAGGTCCTGAAGGACGCGGGCATTATGTCCGTGCGACTCGTCTCGGCGAAGTACGAGCGGTACGAGCGCATGCAGAGCGCACAGGCGAACAACGCCGAGCAGTTCTTCCGCGCGGTGACGGGCACCATCGAGCTCGTCGAGCGCGACACGCCGGTTGCCGGCGCCTACGAGCCGTTCGGCGGCGCGAACATCGCGATCGACCTCGCCGACGACCCTGACGATCCCATCGAAGACTTCGTCACGACCGAGACGAACCACACGTAGCGCGCGCCATCGCGCACGCAGACTCAGGAGAAGAGCATGCAACCGAGCACGCTGCGCGTCCGCGCGCGAGGGCCGAGGACCGAGGGCGGAGCGCCTCCGCTCGTCCAGAACTACGAGCGCCTCGAGGCGGGAACGAACGCCTTCATCGGGCATCGCTTCGGCGAGCTCGCCGACAAGCCCGGGCAGTTCGGCTTCATCGCCACGGGCGAGGTCGAAGAGGTGCCCTACCGGCCCGAGTACGTGAAGGCGCTGCTCGACGGCGACCTGCTCGCGGCCGACGCCGCCACGGCGAAGGCCGCCGGTCTGTCCGACGAGACGCTGACGGCGCAGGCGCGCCCCGCCGTTCCGCCGCCGCCTCCGACGCGCGACGAGCTCCACGCCCCTTCCCCCTCCCCGAAGCACAACGGTGATCGCTGATGGCCGCTCCCGCAATCGCACCGGTCGGCCTCACCTCCGGTGAGGTCCTCCCCGGCGTCTACCTCGAGATCAACTTCGCGCAGGGCTCCGGGCTCGGCAGCGGTCTCCGCCGCGCGATCCTCGTGCTCGCGAACAAGACGGCGGCCGGCGCGGCGACGCCCGACACGGTCATCTACGGACCGGATACCGCGGTGCAGCTCGTCAGCGATTCGCAGATGATCGCGCTCGGCGGCCCCGGTTCGGAAGCGCACCGCATGCACCGCCGCATCGCCGCGGTCACGGGCGGCGAGAACGGCCCGCCGGTCTACTGGCTCTTCGTGACGGAGAGCGGCGGCGCGAAGGCGACGGGCACCGTCACGATCGCGACGAACGCGACCGGGCCGGCGACGCACCGGCTCTTCGTCGGTGACGAGTACGTCGACACGGGCATCAACACGAACGACGCCCCGACGACGATCGCTGCGGCCATCGTCGCGAACGTCAACGCGAAGACGCACTGGCCGGTCACGGCCGCGAACGCCGCCGGCGTCGTCACGCTGACGGCGAAGCAGAACGGCCTGCGCGGGAACCTGATCCGGTTCCAGGCGCAGATCATCGCGAACTCCTCGATCGGCACGACCACGACGGCAACGACCGACGCGTTCCTGACCGGCGGTACGACTGCCGACTCGAACGCGGCGGCGCTCACGACGATCGCGTCGAAGTGGTTCTACTACATCGTTTCGGCGGCCGAGGACGCGACGCAGCTCGGCGCGCTGAAGAGCCAGGTCGAGACGCAGGCGCTCGCGCTGAACGGCATCCGCCAGCGCGTGTTCGCAGGCTCGGTCGACACGCCCGCGAACTTCATCACGCTCGCCGTCGGCCTGAACAGCCCGCGCGTCGAGATCATCCACTCCGAAAAGAGCCCGTGGACGCCGGCCGAGATCGCCGCGAACGCCGCGGCCGTCTACGCGATGGAGGAGGCGGACGAGCTCGCGTTCCGCACGAACTTCATCGGCTATGGCAACAGCGCGCGGACCGCGCCGCTCTGGAAGATGCCTCCTTCGCGCGTGGCGAGCGCGCACCCGACGCCTGCGACGCAGCGGAGCATCCTGCAGAACGGCGGAACGCCGATCGCTGTGAACCAGTCGGGCTCGACGTACATTGTCGATCGCTTCACGACGCGCTCGCTGAACGGCGCGACGCCGGACCCGCGCATTCGCGAGGCGCCCAAGGTCACGATCTGCGACCGCTTCGGCGACCGCCTCACAGCGCGCATCGCAGAGGCCGGCGACGGCAAGGTCATCGGCGACGATCCGCCGAACGGCGTCGCTCCGCACCCGGACGAGTTCACGCCGCGTCAGGGAAAGATGATCCTCTACGCGACGGTCAACGAGTTCTTCGACAACCGAAAGGTCCAGCGTCCGGACGACATCAAGAAGGGCTCCGTCGTCCAGCGTGAGACGAACCCGACGAGCCGCATGGGCTTCCGCGTGCCCCTGCAGACGATCGACAACTTCCGCCAGGCGGCGGTCATCGTGGACCAGGTGGCGTGATGGACATCTACACGAACTGCTACGTCACCTTCGACGACAAGATCCTCGCGGAGGCGGCCACCGTCCGCGTCAACAAGAACCCGAACCACAACGTCGTCGCGACACTCGCCAAGGGCCTCGCCGGCATCACGCTCGGCGCGCAGCAGTGCGAGATCACCATCGACTCGGCGGTGCCGTCGGCCGACTTCGAGGTGAACCCCGACCCGTACATGCAGACGGGCCGCGTCGTGAACGTTGGCGTCGTCGCGGCGAACCGCCAGATGACGTCGAAGATGGTCGTCATGGGCGGCGACTTCACGGCGGGCGTCGGGCAGTCGGCCGGTCTCAGCATCTCGCTGCTCGGCCCGCTCGCGGCCTGGGAGTGATGCATGGCGGCACCGCCTCCTAACGTTCCGCCGAGCGAGCTCTGGACGAAGCTCGAGGCGATGCCGCGACCCTTCGAGGTCGTCGACTTCCCTCGCAAGGGCGACGACGGCAACGCGATCGGTCAGGTCGCGATCTGGCCGCTCACCGCGCAAGAGCAGATCGCCGCGAACGTCGAGGCCGACCGCTTCGCCAAGCGCCTCCTGAAGGAGGCGCAGCAGAAGGGCGAGGCGAACTTCGGCTACGAGCACACGTTCTCCACGGAGGGTTCGATTCAGGTCCTCCTCCGCGCGTGCCGCGTGCCGGGCGACCTCTCGAAGCCGGCGTTCCCGAGCGCGGCGAAGATGCGCGAGACGCTCGCCGTCGAAGAGGTCGCGGCGCTTTACCGGCTCTACTGCGTCGTGCAGGTGGAGCTCGGGCCGACGATCACCGCACTCTCCGACGAGGAGCTCGAGCAGTGGCTCGTCGAGCTGCAAAAGGGAGGGTCGGCAGCCGCCCCTTTCGCTTTGCTCTCCTTGGAAATGCAACTGACCCTGGTGCGTTTTTTGGCGTCCCGAGCAGTGACATCCTCGACGGACACGTTCTCTGCTGGCTCGCCGCTCGACGAGGGTTCCCCGCTGCCGGGAAGTGACGACACCGAGGAGAGCTCGCCGGAGACCTGACCCATGGCCGCGCCCGTCTACATCGACTTCGTCGCGCGAGGGATGCCCGACATCCAGCGCGCGTTTCGGTCGGTGCACGACACGATCGCTGCTGGCGAGCGCACGACCACGCGCGTCGTCTCGCAGGGGCGCAGCGCGAAGGAGCGCGAGTACCAGCGGCTCGCGCGCGAGGCCGACCGGTGGGCGAAGCAGGCCCAGCGCGACACCGAGCGCGCCGAGCAGGCAAAGGTGCGCGCGCGCGAGCGGGCTGCGCGAGCTGCGTCGCAGACGTTCTCGCGCGAGACGCGTGAAGCAGAACGCGCCGAGCAGGCGAAGGTCCGCGCCGCCGAGAAGAGCGCTGCCGCGATCGCGCGCATCCGCGAACGCTCGGCAACGATGGCCGGGCAGTACGCCGAGCGCCAGGCTCGCGAGGAGGCGCGCGCAGCGCAGCGGTGGTCCCGCGGTGCCGCGCGCGCCGAGGCGCGGCAGCTCCGCGAAAACGAGCGCTTCGGCGACCGTTGGGGCGGGCGCATCATGAGCGCGACGTCGAACGCCGTCGGCATGGTCCGGAGCGGCGCGACGCGTCTCGCTGGCACGATGATGCAGCTCGGCGGCGGCTACTCGCTCGCCGACTCGCTCTCAGAGAGCGCGAACCTCGAGCGCAGCGCCGCGCTGCTGTCGAACAGCGCGTACCTCCCCGGGAAGAACCAGCGCCCGGACGTCGCCAAGATCGTCGCGCAGGCGCGCGCCGCGTCCGTGGCGACCGGGCTCGATGCGAACGAGCTCGTCGAGGGCACGCGCGCCTACGTCGCGAAGTCCTCCGACTTCGCCGGCGGCATGGGCAACATGCAGTTCTTCGGCAAGCTCGCGAAGTCGAGCGGCACGTCGTTCGGCGACGTCGCGAAGACCGCCGGTATCCTGCGCGTCCAGAACAAGAACCTCGACGAGAGCGCGATGAAGCAGCTGCTTCTCGACGTCGTCATGCAGGGCAAGCAGGGCGCGGTCGAGTTCGAGGACCTCGCGCGCAGCGCGGGCAAGATCACCCGCACCTCGTCGTCGTTCGCCGGCAACCAGACCGACAACCAGCGGAAGCTGCTCGGGCTCGCGCAGATCGCCATCCGTACGTCGGGCTCGGTCGACGAGTCGGCGACGGTGCTCTCGAACCTCTCGGCGGACGCGACGAAGCACGCCGACAAGGTCGGTGCCGTCATCGGCAAAGACTTCCTGAACGACCGCGGCCAGATCGCCAAGGGCCCCGAGGAGTTCCTCGCCGACGTCATGGAAAAGACGGGCGGCAACATGGCGAAGATCCAGTCGATGGGCTTCGGCGCGCGGAGCATGAAGATGTTCCAGGCGCTCGCCCCGACGTTCGAGGAGGCCGAGACGCAGGCGGGTCGTGGCACCGCCGCGGGCCGCGCGGCCGGTCGCGCCGCGGTCCTGAAGGACATCGGCGCCGTCACGACGGCGAAGTACGACGAGAACACGCTCGAGCAGGACTTCGGCGTCGTCATGAAGACGAGCGCGGAAGGCTTCGAGCGCGCGGTTCGGACGCTGAAGGCCGAGGTCGGCGACAAGCTGATTCCGGAGTTCGCGAAGTTCATCCCGATCATGCAGCGCCTCACGCCTACGCTGCAGCGGTTCCTCGACGGCGTCGTGAAGGTCGCCGACTGGGCGACCGAGCACCCGTTCGCGGGGCTCGCGGCGGCGGTGACGCTGTCGATCACGAGCGAGCTCGCCAAGGCGGCCATCGGGGACCTCATCAAGCGCGCCATCTCGGGCAGTCTGGGCGGCGCCGGAGGCGGCGCTGCGGGCGCCGGAGGCGCAGCAGGCGGTGGCGTAGGCGCGGCGCTCGGAGCGGGCGCAGCAGCCGGCGCGGCGACGTACCTCGCGGTGCGCCCGGGCGTGGACGCCATCCTGAGCGGCCAGACGGATGCGCAGTACCAGGGCGGGCAGCTCGAAGCCGGCATCAAGCAGGGCGGCGCCGCGCGCGAAGAAGCGATCGCTCAGCTGAAGGGCATGCAGGACCGCTACGGCGGCGCGTCGGGCTTCGCGCGGATGTACGGCGCCGCGGCGATGACGCCGGTGAACGCCGTCTACTCGGCCGTCACCGGCGAGAAGAACACGAGCGCTGAGGAGCTCCGAAAGGCGTTCGCGGCGCGGGACATCATCGATCAGGAAGGCATCAAGCGCGCGATCGCCGACGCCGTCCGCGAGGGTGCGCGCGAGGGCGCCGGCGGCAACCCGTCGACCGACTCGGCGCGCGACACGAACATCGTCAAGCGCAACTGACCCATGGAAGACGTCCTCGCGCAGCTGTTCGCCTTCAAGTGGCGAGACGTCGAGATCCCGATCTCGCGCATGCGCATGTCGCTCGCGCACGACCTCGTCGAGCACAAGTACTGGCGCGTCGACGGCGCGCGCGTCGAAGACACCGGCGTCGCGCCCGTCCGCATCAGCGCGGAGATCCCGCTGCTGAACGGCGTGCAGCCTGGCAAGAACGAGAGCTGGAACCCGCAGCTCTACCCGAGCGTGATGCGCGCGCTCCTCATCGCGTTCGCGCGGCGGGAGACCGGACCGCTGCAGCATCCGGAGTTCGGGACGCTGACGTGCAAGGCCGAGAACATCGACCTCGACTGGGACGCGACGAAGCGCGGCGGATGCAGCGCGTCGGCGTCGTGGGTCGAGACCGTCGACGACGAGATCGCGCACAAGATCGTGTCCTCGCCGGCGAGCGACGCGCAGGGCGCGGCGATCGAGCTCGACGAGAACTCGACGAACATCCGCTCGCTCGTTCCGGACGCACCGGTTTTCACCGAGTCGTTTGAATCGGCGATGAACCGCGTCATGGGCGCGTTCGATCAGGTGGCGCTGCAGTCCAGCCGAGCGGCGGGGCGAATCGACGCCATGCTCTACCGCGCCGGGCAGCTGAAGGACTCCGTCGACCGCGCGCGCGGCGCTCTGTCGTGGCCGATCCGGCACAACGTCGAGCAGCTCCGGTCGGCCGCGCTCGCTCTGCGCGAGACGCTGCGGCGGCTCGATCGCGACGTCGTGCTCTACCGCGTGCCGGCGCCGACCACGCTCGCGGGCGTGCGCGCGCAGCTGCCCGACGCCGAGGTCAGCATGACCGAGCTGATCCGCCTGAACCTGCCGCTCCTGCGCGGCCCCGTCGTGCCTCAGGGCGCGGTGGTTCGCTACTACGCGCCGAGGATCGCCGCATGAAGAAGCCCCAGGAAGCCCGCGAGCGCGCCCGCGTCCGCGCCGAGATCGTGTTCGACTCGCGCCGCGCCTGCCGGAGCGTGCCGGACGACAACGGCGTCCTCGCGCAGTGCTTCGACCCTGACTGCGTCGACTGCACGGTGCTGCAGATCGTCGACCACCTCCGCGCGACGATGCCGCATGCGCGGTGCATCGACGCGCGCCTCGTCCACGAAGACGACGTGGGCGACGAGATCGCGATCGACGCGGCCGACATCTCCACACCGACGAGCCAGTCGACGCGGCGGCGCACGCGAACGCTCGCGAAGTAACGCTCGATGGCGGCTCCGTACTCGCCGAACACTCCTGACCAGGAGCAGGTGCAGCTGCGCATCATGGATGCGCACGTCACGCTCTCGCGTTGGGTCGACTACGACTTCGCGAGCGACTACTTCAAGCCGGCCTCCGGCTTCTCGTTCGTCGTCGCCGACGAGACGCTCCCCGAGCGCGAACGCGAGGCGCTCGTCATCGGCGCCCGCGTTCGGCTGACGATCAACGGCGTTCCGCTCGCCGACGGGCACATCGACGATCTCGACATCGGTGCGAACCGCCAGGCCGGGCAGGTCTGGAACATCATCGGCCGTGAGCGACTCGGGCTCGCGGTCGACGGGATCGCCGACCCGTCGCTGCAGTTCAAGGAGGGCACGACCCTCGCCGACTTCCTCGTCAGGCTCTACACGCCGTTCGGCTGGGCGGGTCCCGACCACTTCCAGATCGACAACGCGGCGAGCCGCGGCGCGACGAACGGCCTCCGCGGAACGCCGATGACACGGGGCGGCAAGCGGAAGGGGCCGCGGCCGCTCAAGAACTTCGTGCTTCACCAGCTGAAGCCGCACAACCACGAAGGCGTCCACGACTTCGCCAAGCGCGTCGCCGAGCGGCACGGCCTCTGGATTCGCTGCTCCGAGGACGGCGAGCGCATCATCGTCGACACGCCGAACTACGCGCAGCCGGCGTCGTACCAGCTACGCCGAAACGGGAACGGCACGACGAACGTGCTCGACGGTCGCGTGCGGCTGTCCTTCCGTGATCAGCCGGCGTGCATCATCGCCGACGGATCGTCCGGCGGAGGGGAGTTCGGTCGCGGCCGGATCAAGGCCTACGCGGTGAACCCGTACTTCGGCGTCGACGAGGACGGCTTCGTGCTCCCTGAAGTGACGCAGGTTCTGCAGCGTCACCCGACGGCGCAGCAGGTCGTGCTGACGACGCAGCCGTTCAAGCGCCGCACCGCGAACGTTCCTCCGCGGATCGTGTTCCTCCACGACGAGGAGTCGCGGACGCAGGAGCAGCTGAACAACTTCGTGCGCCGCGAGATGAGCCTGCTGACGCGCAGGAGCATGGTCGCGAACTACCTCGTCGAGGGCCACGGGCAGAACGTCGAGGGACAGTTCGTCCCGTGGCTCGTCGACACGGTCGTGGACGTGCAGGACGACGTCGCGGACGTGCACGAGCTGATGTGGGTCTCGAGCGTGCGCTACAGCAAGTCGCGCGCGGCGGGGACGACCACGCAGCTCGAACTGATTCGCCTGAACAGCGTGCAGCTCGGCGTCGCCGAGGACCCGCCCGCGGCGGTGACGACGAAGGTCGCCGCGAAGGTGCGGAACCCGATCGGCTTCGAGCGCGAACGCCCGCCCTCACGGTTCGAGAAGGATGTGCTCGGCGAGGCGCGGCGAGGGTCGCTCGACGCGCAGGAAGAAGCCGCGGCGATCAACCGACGGCGGGGATAGAGCGATGGCAGCAGTCGACCTCGGCGGGCTCATTCAGGTGGGCTACGCGGTGCTCCGCACGACCGTCAGCGCCGTCACCGGGAAGATCCAAGCGCAGCTCGGCGACGTGCGCGGCGAGGCCGAGACGGACAACGCCGACTGGGTACAGCAGCCCGGCTTTATCTCGCGCCCTCCGAAGGCGCAGAAGGGCAAGGCCGCGGCGTACGCCGTCGTCGTAAAGGGCGGCGACCGCGACACGGTCGTCGGCGCCGTCGACCTTCGCGGGCTCGAGCTCGCCGGGCTCATCAACGACGGCGACACGGTCGTCTACGCGGCAGGCGAAGAAGGCACGTCCCAAGGTCGCGTCGCGCTGAAGGGCGACGGCTCGGTCACGCTCTTTACGACCGACGACAACACGAACGACGGCAAGTCCGTCTACATGCGCGTCGCGCCTGACGGCTTCATGTGGGTCGCTCCCTGGGGAACGATCCGCTTCGACGCGACGGGTTTCCACGTGCTCCACGACTCCGGCGCCGCGTTTGATCTCGGCGGCATCAACGGCCTGCCGGCGCCGCTCGACGTCATCTCGAGCTACATCAAGATGCGCGCGGGCACGATCGGCGGCGCGAGCTCGGTGACGTCGTTCGGCGGCAACGGCAAGCCGCTCGCGTCGGCGAGCGACGTCTTCGATGCGCTCGCGAATCTGCAGTCGCAGATCAACGCGATCGCCAACGCGTTCACCTCGTTCGCTGCGATGTCGGCCGCGCCGACGGTCACGGGCTCAGCGCTCGCTGCCGCCTCGGCGCCGGTGCCAGGCGTGGTCGCGCAGGGCGCAGCAGTGACCGCCGCTGCGCAGCTCACGCTGCCCACGACGACCTCCTCGACATGAGCTGCATCAAGGTCCCCATCCCGTCCGTCCCGGAGCTCCCGGCGCCGCTGACGCTGCGTCCGCCGACGCCGCCGATCCCGCCGATCCCGGGCCTGCCGAACTTCTGCTGCAAGCTGCCGCCGGTTCCGAACCCGCTGCCGCCGATTCCGATCCCGACGGTGATTCTGCAGCCCGAGATCATTGCGATCATGAACGGCTACATCGACCAAGTGCTCGGGTACCTCGCGGCGCTGCCGCTCGAGTGCCCGCTGGAGTGATGCGATGAGCGGCTTCGGCGCCCAGCCCTTCGGTTCGTCGTCGTTCGGACTCGGTACGCCGTCGAGCGCGCCGGCTCCGTCCGGTGCCGTGCTGCGGAACCCGGACACGGGCGCGCAGACAGGCTCGCGCCGTATCGACCCGCTGACGCGCGACTACGTCGTCGATTCGGTCACCGGGCGATCGCTCGCGATGGGTGACGTGCAGCAGATGGTCTACCTCGCGATCGCGAACATCGACTTCAGCGAGTTCGACGTCATCGCCGACGACTTCGAGCGGCGCATGCGGCTGACGCTCGAGGGCGCGCTCGCGGACCTCGTGCGCCGGAAGCTCGTCGCGATCGTGTCCGTCGAGACCTCGCAGCTGCACCCCGGCGCCGCGCGCCCGCGCCTCCGCTGGCGCGATCTGTCCGCAGACATCGAGCGAACCACGGAACTCTGATGCCGAAGCTCTTCACGTTCGAGGCTCGCGACGCCGCGACCATTCGCGACTCCATGCTCCGCGTGAAGCGGAACGGGCTGATCGCGCTCGGCATCGCGAACCCCAACGTCGGCCCCGGGTCCGACGACTACGCGCACTTCTCGGCGCTCGCGAGCGAGCTCGAGGTCGTCGAAGCGAACGCCATCGTGAAAGCCGACGCGCAGATGCCGGACTCGGCGGAAGGCGACGACCTGTATCGCCAGGCCGCCATGCACGGGCTCTATTTGAAGGGCGCCGCGGGGTCGAAGGGAGTCGGCACGCTGACCACCGCAGCGACGACGACCATCCCCACGGGCGCCGAGCTCGTCGACGACAGCGGGCTCCGGTTCAGGCTCGTCGAGGGAGGCGTCTTCGCGAACGGCGCGCAGCTCAAGATCGAAGCGATCGACAAGGGCGCCGCGACGAACCACGCCGAGGGCGACGTGCTCCGCTGGCAATCGGCGCCGCCGTTCGCCGACGAGAAGGTCGTGATCGGCGCCGGCGGTCTGCAGTACGGGCACGACGCTGAAGACGACGAGGGCCTTCGGCAGCGCTTCCTTGCGGTGCTCCGAACGCCGCCACGCTCCGGAAACTGGGAGCACGTCGCCGAACTCGCCGAGCAATCCGACGCGGCGGTCACGAAAGCTTTCGTGTACCCGGCGCTGCAGGGACCCGCGACGGTGCATATCGCCGTCGTCGCGGCGCCGACTGCCACGTCGAAGCTCCGCGACGTCGCGGCATCGACGCTGAACGCTTCGGTCGCCCCGTTCGTCGCCGGACAGCTGCCGGAGCACACGCACGTCGTGACCACGTCGGTCGTGAACGTCGCGACCGACCTCTCGATCATGCTCTCGCTTCCCGAGGCGCAGACCGCGAGCCCGCCGGGCCCCGGTGGCGGCTGGCTCGACGGCACGCCGTGGCCGGACGTCGGCGCCGGCGCGGGCACACGCGTCACCGCGGTCACGTCCTCGACGCAGATCACCGTGAACGCGCAGATCGCGCCGACCGTGGGCGTCAGCCGCGTCTCGTGGATCAGCGCATCGGACTGGATCGTGCGAACGGCGCGCGTGACCGCGTCCTCGGGCGTCGCCGGCGCGTACGTGGTCACGCTCGACGCGCCCTTCGCGGGCATCGCGGTGAGCGACTTCGTCTGGCCTGCGTGCGAGAACGCGCAGGCGTACCTCGACGCGGTGCTTGCGCACTTCGCGCTGATGGGACCCGGCGAGAAGACGGACAACGTCTCTGCGCTGGTTCGCGGCTACCGCCGCCCGGTGCCCGCGACGTCGTGGCCGTACGGCCTCGGTGCGCAGCTGCTCCGCGACCTCGTGCACTCGCAGGCCGAGATCGCGAGCGCGCTCTACCTGTACCGCTCCGACGGCACGAACACCTACTCGACTCCGACGGGCGTGCTGAATCCGGTGCCGCCAGCCTCGGTGACCGACCCGCCGAAGATCTACGTGCCGAACCGCATCGGCTTCTACCGCCTGACCTGAGAGGCCCATGACGCTTCCGGATACCGACACGCTCGAGACGCTCGGCGGCAAGCTGCAGAACTTCGCGCCCGTCGCCGACCCGCTCACCGACCTCGACGCCGATGCAGACAACAAGGCTCGCTGCGACATCGCGATGATGACGCACACGGCGCCGCGAACGTGGTGTCGCTTCACCGCGGGCGCGTCGACCGCTGCTCTCGTGCGCGTCGCACGCGACGAGCAGTGGGCCGCGAAGATGGGCTCCGCGGGTGGCCCGACACTGACCCGCGCGAGCACCGGCACGTTCGAGCTCACGTACCCGACGATGGTGACCGACGAGCTCGGCGTCTCGAAGACGCTGCAGCTGCGCGGCGGGTGGGGGAACAGCCGCTCGCTCAGCACTGCGTTCTTCGTCAGCGTCATCCCGACGGCCGCGAACAAGCTCACCGTCTACGTGCGCGACACGGCGGGCGCGCTGAGCGACACCGCGGGCGCCGACTTCGACATCTTCGGGGTCTGATGCCGTACGGAGGCTTCTCCCCTTCCCCGCGTCGAATGGGCGGCGGGACGCCCATCGCGAAGCGCATCTTCGACGCGCTCGTGCTCGCGCGTGGACCGGCGGTCGACGCCGGCAACCCGCAGAAGATCGCCTACTACGAGACGCTCGCCGAGGCGCGCGCGATCGCGGCCGCGTGGTCGACGAACGAGCGGCTCGGTAACCAGCGCGACGCGCGACGCATGACGTCGATGCTCGAGCGCTGGGAGAAGATCTACGGCCTCCGCGTCGACGCGAAGGACACGCTCGCCGAGCGCCGCACGCGCGTCGCAGTCGCGCAAGCGCGCGTCGGTCAGGCGTCGTTGTCCTCGGCCGTCTACAACGAAGCGGTCCTCGCGCTCGGCGAGTTCTTCTACGCGATCGAGCCCACTGCGCCGACGGTCGCGCAGATCACTGTTCCGAGCGTCAGCTACCCATGGGGCAGCGTCTCCGATGGCGCGCCGTGGTCCTCGACGGTCGCGCACGTGCTCATCCGCGTGCAGGTTCCGACGGGACGGGCCGACGCCGAGCTCTACGAGCGCGTCGCCGCGCTCGCGGACGCGCTCGAGCCGATGCTCCCCGCGTGGGCGACCTGGGACTGGTACCGCGCGCCCGAGGTCGGCGCGCCAGTGAGCGTCGTTGGCGGTCCGAGCGCCGGCGGCTTCTACCTCGACGAACGCAACCTGAACGAGAGCGTGTTCGATGTCTGAAATCACCTGCCTCGCGTGCTCGCATCGCGCCAAGGTCGAAGCCGGGCCGCCGTTCACCGAGAGCATCTTCGTGTGCAACGAGTGCGGCGCGCGCATGGTCTACGGCGAGCTCGCGCCGCGCGTCGTCGTCGAGCCGCGCACCGATCCGCTCGGGCGCGCGTGGGTGCGCGTCCGCTTCCAGGATGCGAGGACCCAGAGGGACATGTACACCGCCGACCTCGACCCGCAGCACGCTGCCATGCTCGCGAAGGCGCAGCTGTCGCTGGTGATCCCGTGACGATCGCACGCGTCAACGCATCGGGCTGGGGCGTCGGGACGAAGCTCACGTCGGCGCAGGCGAACGCGCTCGACCTGAACACCACCTACGCGCTCGACAAGCGCGCCGGGCAGCTCGACACGCTCGCGAGCGTCATCACGACGACCGGCGCAGGCCGCATCATCGGCCGCTATGCCGTCGGCGACGACATCGACACGTCGTACTACGTGACCGGCAGCGGCTTCATCGACGTGACCACGCTCACGGCCGATCGCATCTACACGCTGCAGAATACGAACGCCGTCGTGGGCGACGTCATCGACATCGCCGTGCACGCCGGCTCCTACGGCGTGACCGTGAAGAACGCCGGCGGCACGACGCTCGCGGTGCTCGGCCTCGACTCGCTCACGAGCCGCAGCGACTCCACCTGGGGCACGTTCCTCTTCAACGGAACCGACTGGGTGCTCTGGCGAAACAACCGGCTCGCGAAGGCGACGCCGATGGAATACTCCAGCAGCAACACGTGGATCGCCCCGGAAGGGGTCTATCGCGTCCTCGTGCTCGGCTGCGGTGGCGGCGGCGGCGGTGGCGGTGCGTACCAGCCGGGCACGACGCAGAACCAGTGGGCCGGCGGCGGCGGCGGGGGTGGCGGCGCGCTCCTGAACTTCGCCATGGTGCAGGTCTTCCCGGGCAACGGCTACGACATCACGGTCGGTAGCGGCGGCACGGGAGGCGCACCCGGATTTAGCGGTGCCGACGGCGGCGACACGACGTTCGCGCAGACGGGAGGCGGCACCGTTCTCGCGTGCTTCGTCGGCGCGCAGGGCGGCGGTAAAGGCGGCATGTCGACCGCGCTCACCACGTACGTCTACGCGGTCGGCGGCGGTCCAGTGCGCGCGATGCTTCGGAACGAGAACATCGCAGTGCCGAGCACCGGCACGGGGTCTGATCCGTTCTTTGTGCAGCCGCCCGCGAGCGGAGGCAACGGCAAGGTGCGCGCTTCGCCTGGCACGTGGTCGACGGGGTCGAAGAACCCCTACGGCACCTATTCCGGCGGCGCGTCCGGCGTCAGCGGCACCGACGCTGGCGCCTACGGCGCCGGGGGTCCTGGTGGTGGCGGCGGTGCAGGTCCGTACGGCGATGGTGCGACGTCTGGCAGCGGAGCGAACGGCAACAGTGCCGGCGCCGGGTTCGGCGGCGGCACCGGCCTGACGGCGCTCGCGAACACTGGTGCCGGCGGCGGCGGCGGCGGCGCTGCGGGTGCGGGCTCAACGGCTGCCGGTCTATCGAAGGCAGGCGGCAACGGCGGCAGCGGTCGCCTTCTTGTGATTCCCCTGAGGTAGGCCGATGGCAAGCCCCGCATGTGAAGTGAAGAACGGCGCCGCGGCGTACGTCGCGACGACCGGTGGCGTGAACATCACGCCCGGAGCGACCGTCATCATCCGCCTCGCGTCGCAGGCCGACGTCGACGTCTGGGCGATCTCGTGCCTGACGACCGACGAGGGTTCCGATCCCGCGACGGTGAACGCGTCGCTCGTCATCGACTCCGCGCTCAAGACGGCGACCTTCACCGCGCCTGCGGCTGGCAAGGCGTACCGCTTCCAGTCGAAGGTCGGAAACGTCGCGCTCGGCCGCGACAGGAACAACGTCGAGCAGCCGTCGTTCACGACGACGTTCGTGCTCTACACGACCGTCGACGGTGAGCGCGTCCACGCGCTCGACGAGACGACGGAAGGCAATACGCTCGCGGGCTGGGGCGCCGACTTCAACGCGCTCGTCCGGCGCGACCGCGCGCAGGCGAACGCGGCGAACTTCACGACGACGCTCGCGACAGCGACGGACACGCCGTTCACGGTGCCGATCGCCGCAAACGAGCGCCTCGAGATCGTCTTCGAGGGCACTGCGCAGTGCTCGGGCGTCGGCGGCTCGAAGTACGCGATCGCCGCGCCGTCGGGCGCCGCCGTCGAAGGCTGGCTCGACTCGTCGACGACCGCTGTCGCGACGAAGAGCTACCAGCGGATCACCGCCGCGGGAGCGCTCACCGCCACCGCCGTGCACACCGTCGCGGCGACGCCGGCGCCGGACCGCATCCACGCGGTCATCACGAACGGCGCCACGCCGGGGAACGTCACGCTGCAAGCGGCGAGCGTCACGGCCGGTCAGACGACAACCATCTTCGCGGGCGCTTCGTTCAGAACGCGGAAGCTCGCAGCAGTTTGAGGGGGACCATGGCGGAATCGATGCTCACGCAGCTGGCCGGCACGGGCGTCGTCGGCGCGTTCCTCGTCATCGCGCTGCTCGCACTCCGACAGAAAGATGGCGACCTCCGCGCGGAATCGAAGGCTCGTATCGAAGACTCGCAGCGGATGCTCGAGCTCGCGCTCCGCCTCCAGAAGGACGTCACGACGGCAGTCGCCGCGCTCACGGAGATCGTGGAGAAGTGGGAGAAGCGCGAAGAAGACCGGGAGCGGCTCACGCGCGAGGTCGCACTTCGGACGCAAGGCACGCCGCTGCAGGAGATCCCGCCGCCACTGCCGCGCGCGATGCCACCGGGGAAGCGATGAGCGACAGCAAGAAGCCTCCGAAGGGCGGAAGCGGCGAGCACCCGGCCGTCGTCGCGTTCCGCGAGAAGCTCAACTCGATCGCCGAGCACACGGTACCCGCGGCAGAGGAACTCGTCGCGCGCATCGAGCGCCTCAAGGCGAAGTCCGACCACCCTCCGAAGGACCCGCGCCGCGAAGAGGACGACGAAGAGGAAGAGATCCCCGTCGATGTCGTGAAGCTGCCGGACAAGAAGCGGTGAATGGCTCCAGCACTCGACACCGAGCTCGGCATGCGGATGCGCCCGCTGATCGAGCGAGGCCGCGGTGCGTTCCGCAGCTACGTGATGAAGCTTCCGAAGGGTCTCCAGCCCGTCGGTGAGGCGATGCACGTCGTGACGAGGAAGGACTTCCTCGATCACACCGCTCTCTGCCTCGACTTTGTCGAGACCTACGGAATCACCGTCCACGTTCTCTGCGCGCACGGGCCGATTTGCATCCTCATCGAGAGGCGCCATGGCTAAGCGAAAAAGTTTGCTCATCCTGCTCCTTCTAGCTGTCGGCTGCGCGCCCGCGGCCGAGCGGGCGCAGGCACGCGGCGCCGTCCTCGCGATGGCGCAGGCGGTGAAGGTCAGCGACGACTCGTGCGCGAAGTACGCGCTCGAGAAGATGGACCTCGACCTCGCACGCGCGTGCGAGCACGCATACGACGGCGCGCGAGCGTCGCTCATCGTCGCGAGCAACAGCATCGACGCGTGGGACGAAGGACGGAAGGAGCACGTGCGCTGCGCGATCGTGCACGGCGCCGACGCGCTGAACGAGATCGTCGTCGCGCTGCGCAAGCGGAACATCCGCGTGCCGCTCGTCGCCGAGGACGCGCTGAAGCTCGTGTCGACGCTCGGAGGCTGCCGTGAGTAGGCCCGTCGCATGGCTCACCGCCGTGGGCGCCGGTGGCGGAGGAATGAGCGAAAGCTTCGAGGTACGAAGCTTCGTCGTCGAGCCCGGAGCGACGTACGACGTCTCGATCGGAGAGGGCGGGTGCAGCCTTTCTCCTCGTGACACCGACGAGGAGGACGACGATGTCTGAGGCGGTCTTCCTGCAGATCTTGCAAGTCCTCGTCGTCGCGTTCCCGCCGTTCGCGCAGATGCTTGCGCGCTTGCTCCCCGATGACGACGCCGAGCCGCTCGTCTCGAAGGTGAGAGCGATCCTGCCCGTGGAAGGCGCCGCGACGCGCGCGCGCAAGCAGCTCGAGGCCGCCGAAGCGACCAACGCCGGCTTCGACGACGACAACCAGTAACGAAGCGCGTCACCTCGCGCCGATGACCGCCGCGCGCACGCGCGAAGCGAAAGGGACACCTACGTCATGAGCATGTCGAACTCCGCGGAGACCGCGTTTCTCGCGCTCCTGTTCAACAACACCGCCTGGGCGAACGTCGGCGACGCCGGCGGCATCCTCGGCTCCGCCGCGCCGGGTTCGCTCTACGTCTCGCTCCACACCGCCGACCCGGGCGAAGCCGGCGACCAGACGACGAGCGAAGCCACGTACACGAGCTACGCGCGCGTCGCCGTTGCACGCACGGTCGGTGGCTGGACCGTTTCCGGTAACGCGGTCACGAACGCTGCAGCGATCAACTTCCCGGCCGCGACCGGCGGCTCGAACACCATCACGCACTTCGCGATCGGCCGCGCGGCAAGCGGCACCGGTCAGGTGCTGTTCAAGGGCGCGCTGACGTCGCCCTCGTCGCTCGCGGTCTCGAACGGCATCACGCCGAGCTTCGCGATCGGCCAGCTCAGCGTCACCGCGGACTGATCCGACCATGCCGATCGCTGGCGTCGACGACTACTGCGCGGCCGCGAAGCAGCCGATCCAGTTCATGAAGAACCAGGCGCGCACGACCGTTGCGGGCGGCTGGTTCACGACGTTCGACCTCACCGGGCAGCCCGGAAACGGGACGCTCGCGGGCTCCAACACCGCGAACGGCGTCGTTCCGACGGACGCAGACGCGGGGTACCCGACCATCAACGCCTTCGGCGTTGGAAACACCGGGCACCTGTCACGGTTCGAGTTCGGCTCGAACGTCGCGTGCCGAATCCAGGTCTTCGACTGCGTCTTCATGGCCGGCGCGTACTCGTTCAACTCGAACGTCGCGCTCGCCTCTCAGCCGTCGTTCGCGTCGCGCGTACCGGGCGGCACCGACTTCACCGGATGCGAGCTTTGGCTCGGCGCGGTGACCGCGCACACGGGCAATCTCACGGTGTCCGGCACGTACACGAACGGTGCCGGAACCGCGGGCAAGACGTACTCGCTCGCGACGGGAACCGCGCTCACCGTCGGCCGCTGCATGCAGGTGCCGCTCGCCGCGGGCGAAGGCAGCGGCATCCAGAAGCTCGAGTCGGTCGTCGGCTCCGTGGCGACGGTCGGCACGTTCAACATGATGATCCTCCGGCCGCTCGCGAGCGGGCGCGTGCGCATCAACAACGACGGCGACGTTCTCGACTTCCTGAAAACGGGCCTCCGCCAGGTCTGGGAGAACTCCGCGATCATGGTGATGGTCGCGCCCGACTCGACGGCGATCGGACAGCCGGAGATGCTCATCGAGATCGCCAACAAGTAGCGCGATGGCGGACCCCTACTTCCGCATCGCGCGATCGGGGCGACTCGCCGGCGCTTCGGCCTTCGTCAAGAAGCGCACGACCGACCCGACTGCCGCCCTCGCGACGCGAGAGTTTTTCACGTCCCGACCGGCGACGACCGGCGTCGCGTTCTCCATGACGAACGTGTCGTGGTCCGGGCTCTGGCGCGACTACGCCGGCGATCCGTGGCCATCGGTGCAGACGGTGAACCCGCGCAGCGGGCCCACGAACGTCCTCTCGCACGCCGGTGGCGCGGTGGGCACGCCGTCGAATGGGCACGCGCCTGCGGTGTTCGACGGCACGACGAACGACTTCTTCGGCGTCGACACGAACAAGCTCGTCACGGACCGCTACGGCACCGTGCACTTCGTCTTCGAGGCGTCGGCGCTCTCACCGCGCGTCGGCGCGGGCACGCAGACCGCGTATCAGGATGCGGCGCTCTTCACCGACAGCAGCGGCAACTTCGGCGTCGCGCTCACCGACCAGGGCGCTGTCGCGTATGCGTACGACGTCACCGCCGGCGCGTACGCGGAGACCGTCGCGCAGGCCTGGGCGGTCGGCGGGTACAACCTCGGGCGCCTTCGCTGGTGGACGAACCCGAACGGCACGCTGACGCTCGGTCTCACGCTCAACAACGCGAGCGAGAACACCGTCACGATTCAGGCCGGCGGGATGGGCTGGCTCTACGGCCTCAGCGGCACGTTCATGGTCGGCGAGAACTACGCCGGCGCGCGCGTCGCGGGCAGCCTCCTCGAGCTCGCTGTCGGCGGCTTCACGCTCTCGGACGCCGAGTACGCGAAGCTCGGCCCGGCGACGCAGACGACGTTCTCGAAGAACTTCGGCTTCGCGGCGGCGGCGTCCGCGATCGCGGGCTCGAGCAGCTTCGTCACCGCAGCCTCGGCAACGCTGCGCGGCGCGGGCCGGCTCGTCGGCTCGTCGGGCCCGGCGACGTTCTCGTCGACCGCGGCTCTCGGAGGCAGCGCGCGCGCCGTCGGTTCGGCTGCGGCCGTCGCTTCGAGCACCGCGGCGATCGCGGGCAGGGCGTCGCTCGTCGGCGGCTCGTCGGCGACGTTCGCGGGTGGCACGGCAGCCCTGAGGGGCGCTGCGACGCTTGCGGCTTCGTCGGCCGCATCCTTCGCGTCTGGCACGGCCGCGCTTGCGGGCACCGGCGCGATGGCCGGCGCCGCGGCCGCCACGTTCGCCGGCACCGCGTCGGTCGACGCCGGCGGCATGGTCGCGGCGAGCTCCGCGACGTTCGCCGGCACGGCGGTCCTGTCGGGCGCAGGCGCGCTTGCGGGCGCCTCGGCGGCGTCGGTGGCGGCCTCGGCCGTCGGGCGCGCCACGGGCACTCTGGCGGCCAGCGCGGCGGCCTCCTGCGCGTCGACGGCGTCGCTCGTGGGCGCCGGAGCGCTCTCGGGCGCGTCGACGGTCGCCACGATAGCCACGGCGAGCCCGTCGGCCGCATCGTCCGGCCTGGCGGCGACGGCCGCGCTCGCGACCGCGGCGACCGGCGCGCTCGCCGGCACCGCGAACGCTGCGGGCAGCGCTGCTGCCACGACGACGCCGACGGCGAGCATCGCTGCGTCGGGCCGCCTGGTCGGCGCTTCGGCGGTCACGTTCACGCCGACGGCGACGGCTCGCGGCGCGGCGACGACTTCCGCCTCGGCCGCTACCTCGTTCGCGACGGTCTCGACGCTGCGCGGCACGGCGGGCGCGTCGGCACCGGCAACCTTCGCTGCCGCCGCAGCTGCGGTCCTCGTTGCGACCGCGGCGCTCTCCGGAACGGCGTCGGCGGCAACGACGGCCGGCGGCGCGATCTCCGCCCGCGCCGAGCTCGTCGCGGCAGCGAGCGTCGCGTTCGACGTCTTCGGCGACGGCTCGGCGCTCGCGACGACGGCGGGCGCGACGGCCGTCACGTTCGCGGCGATCGGCACCCTCGCGCCTCAGGCGGCGTCGGTGCCTGCAGTCCTCCGCGTGCGCGACGCGCCTCGCACGCGGATGCGTCCGAGCCACGTCACGCTGCTCGACGCGACCGTGCACGACGCCCGGCTCATTCGCGTGACGCGCCGACACTCGGCGCTCGCGCTGCTCACGACCGACGATCGGCCCCTCACCCGGCTCAAGACCGCCATGTCGAACTACCCCTACAACGTCGGCGACGTCGCCGTTCTGACCGTCGAGCTCCGCGTCGCGGAGGCGCTCACCGACCCTACGTCGATCACGCTGAAGGTGAAGGCGCCGACGGCGGAGAACCCGGTCGACGTCACCCCTACGAAGAGCTCGACGGGAAAGTACAAGGCCGAGATCGCGTGCACCGAGGCGGGCACGTGGCGCTACCGGTGGGTCACGACAGGCAGCGCCGCGGGCGCCGAGCCCGGGTTCTTCACCGTCAAGCCGAACGAGTTCTGAGGCGATGCTTTACGTCCGTCATCGCAGCGCCGCCGGCGGCCGCGAGCCGTGCTGGGAGTACGACCCGATCCGAAAGGTCGTCCGCCTCGTGCTCGCGCGCGGTCCGGCCTTCGGTGTCGACGTCTGCTCGACTTCGCGGCCGCGGTTCGGCGCGTTTCCGGTGATCCGACACGACCCGTGCACGTGGAAGCTCGTTCCCGCGCGCTACACGGCGAGCGCCCCGGGCGGGCGCCTCGAAACGCACACGTGCGCGCTCCATGAGGACCTCGGGCGCGACGCCGTGATGCTCCTCGACGCGCCGGACAGCGTCGCCATCGAGCTGGCCGAGCTCGATCGATGAGCGACGATCCGCTGGAGAGCGCGCTCGAGGCCGCGCTGCGCGACCTGGACGACGCGATCCAGATCCGTCGCCAGGAGCGGCAAGGTGTCGTCGACACGCTCTCGCATTCGCTCGCCGCGCCGCCGAGCGGCCTTGAGGTCGCGCTGCTTCTGCATCGCGCGGCGTCGGTCGTCGAAACAGAGAACGAGCGCGACGCATTCATGGCGCTCGTGCGCGTCGCGCGCGGCGCCGAGCTCATCACCGAAGCCGTTGCGACGCGGCTGCTGAAGGACGTGTCCCGATGACGACCTACGACCGCGACCGACCAACGCTTGTGCGGTGCCCGATCTGCGAGCACTGCCCTCGCTGCCGCGGGACGCACCGCGAGCGGTGCCACCTCTGCGCGGCCGTGCACGACGTCGATTGCCCCGCGTGCAACGCCTGCGGGCTTTGCGGCGGCACGCACCTCGTCACGCCCGAGACGCGCGGCGAGTGGATCGAAGACCACAAACCGGAACCTCCGGAGGCAGCATGAACAGGCTCACCAGCGACATCGATGACGCGTTCTTCCCTCGGCTACAGGAGATCGCCGACGAGGTCGTCGCGCGCCCGCGTGACCTCCTGTCGGTCTGGTACTCCGAAAGCGGCGTGCGCGCCGCGGCGCACAACCCGCACGGCCACGCGTCCGGCATCTTCCAAGTCATGCCGGCGACCCTGATGGGGCTCGGTTGGTCGAAGGGTCACGAGGCGTATCGGAAGCTGACGGCGACCGAGCAACTCGAATGGGCGCTTCGGTACTACCGCGCGTATCGCGGCTCGCTCGTGAGCATCGGCGCCGTCTACACCGCGACGTTCCTTCCCGTGTTCGTGAAGCGCGCTGGCGATCCGTCGTTCGTCCTCTGCGCGCAGAACGGGCCGCTTGGGTGGGCCTACGGACCGAACGCGGTGTTCGACAAGAACAAGGACTTCAAGATCACCGTCGGCGAGCTCGAGGCGGCGGTCGCGCGCAACTGCGTAGGTCCGCGATGGGCCGAGCTCGTCGCGCGCCTCGAAGGCAAGTGGGATGGCGAAGACCTCGTCGAAGCCGGCTTCGACCTCCGCACGACGATCGGCTTGCAGCGCGCGCTCTCTCGGCTCGGTCACGACCCGGGACCAATCGACGGCATCCCCGGCGCGAAGACGGCCGCCGCGGTGCTCGCGTTCCAGAAGGCGCGCGGCCTCGTCGCCGACGGCATCTACGGCCCCATCACGCGAGCGACTCTCGAGCTCGCATTGCAAACGAGCGCATGAGAAATACGACCGCGCGTATGTTCGATGGCAGATCGAGTTCGCCGCTGCGAAGGCGAGCGGTGCACGCGTCCTCCCCACGCCCCCGCATCATCCGCCGCTTCTCATCCTCGGCTAGACGCAGCTTCCGCCGACGCTGCGTATAACGCCCCGCCGCCCGAGAGGGTCGGCGGGGCTTTCGTCATTTCACGGCTCGAGTCCGTTGATCTCGACGAGCGGACTGTCGGGATTCCGGCTCTGCGCTGTCGCGACCGGATCGACGTTTCTCTTCACAGAGGTCGCGCAGCCGACCTCACCGCGCGTGACGAATGGCTCCTCGAGCGTCACCGTAAATTCGTCGCTGGTGACGTAGTCGGTACCGCCCTCGTCGCGCGACAGGAACCCCTCGGCTTGGCTGGTGTTATAGCCACCGCCCTGCTTCCACCGGACGGTGAGGTGCAGCCAGTACTTCGTGCCTGCGTACGTGAAGTCCTGCTTCGTCGTCTTCTCCTGGTCGAAGGCGAAGTCCAACTGTCTCCCGGACCACTTTCCTTCCGGCAT